TCACTGGTTCACATTTATATTATTAGTGGCTTGTGTATGCTTGTTTAGTATGTGCTGCCAAAGCGCGTCGTTGCGTCTGCGCTCATCGGCAAGCATCGCCGTGAGACGGTTGATTTGTTCAAGCATCTTGTCTCGGTTGATGCAAAGCGTGTTGATGTGCTGCATATAACTTTCGCTGATTCTCTTTGACACATCGGCAAGCATTGCCACCATTTTGTTCGTGCGGTCGGTGCGGAGTTCTGATTTCTCTATTAGTGTCATCAACTCCATGCAAATCTCTCTTTCGGTAATCATAATTTCAAGTTTTTTTATCAGTAATTAATTTCTCTATTAATGTGTTGATTAGTTCCTGCTGCTTGTTGCTGGCTCGGCGTTGCTCCGCAAGTTCCCTGCGTTGCTCCGCAAGTTCATTGATGAGTTTTTCTACAATTTCTGAAATGTTTCCACCCTGCTGAATTGAGCCGCTCACGTTGCCACCGACTTTCACGCTGTCACGACTGATGTTAATTGTATTGGTGGTACTGTCGTCTATTATCATTTCACCTTCACCATTTTCTAACCAATTAATATTCAAATTTGGGAATATACATTTTAGTTTTTGCATAAATAGTTTAGGTTCTTTTGTTTTGCCGTTGATAACTTGGGAAAAAGCAGAGGGGTTATTGTACCCCATTTTTTTACCCAATTCCTTTTGACTTGACACAATACCTAAATTAATAAGTTGTCGTATCAAAATTTTATATCTATCTAACTTACTCATTATCATAATGCTATTCAAATAATGCCTAAATACTTTATTTTTTTGTGCTAAAAAATTTGGAAAGTTAAGGTAAACTGTTTACCTTTGCAATACCAAATCGGAACACACAGGACAAGTGAAGATGTTCCGAGGTTGGAATAAAACAAAAGCAACTACAAAGTAAACGAAAAATTATGAGACTTGCAAAGATAATCAAGGCGAAATCACTAAGGGCGACGCTCATCGCGATGCCCATAGGTGAGGAGCAGGTGATACCTCAAAGCGTGTGGCCCACCACCTCGGTGCGCAAGAGGGCTTGCGAGCTGAAAAAGGAAGGGTACCTTTTCAAGGTATGCAACTACAGGGTGGTGGACACATTCGTGACCAGAATCAAATAACAGTGGCAGACATGAACATCATCATCGACAGTTACCAGTTCAAGAAACTGCTCCGCGAGGCCGCCGAACTCGGTGTGGCGAACTACATCAAGACAATGCAGCCCAAGAGCGACAGCGTGTCGCAGAGGGAGGCGTTCAGGCTCTACGGGGAGTCGAGGGTGAGAGGCTGGCTCCACGACAAGATGGTTACGGCAATCAAGACCGGCCACAGCGACAACTCGAGGATATGGTACTCGAGGGCTGAACTGATGGCGGCCGACACGGCCGAGCGGTACATGCTCCAAGTGGGCGAGTGACCGACAACGCCGAACGAAAGAGAACATTGACATATTGCGTTACAATAAATCAAGCCCGACGAAAAGTAGGTGCAGCGAGAAATGGTCGCCACGACCACCGAAAAGGCGGAAGGCTTACTACTATAAAATCCGTGGTGCTGGCTATCAAGTGCCAGCGAAGGACGGTCCCGAACAGCCACAAAGGGATAACCACACATGCGAAAGGTGAACGCCGCTATACTATGGCTTGCGGCAACGGCTCGCCACGGTGATTAGAAGGAATGGAAGTTCAATCTAATGTTTTTGCATATATTTTTAAGTACGGATGCCGTGTAGTTCAGCAATGTTAGAACACGGAGCGCTGGATAACCTCCGAGGTCGGTGGTGCGAGGCCACCCACGGCAGCAATCAACAACCAACAAAAAATACAGGATTATGAGGACAATAGCGAAAGGACTGATGGCGGCGGTTATGGGAGCGTGTGGATTCGTGGCCATAGGCGAGATGAACGACTGCTCATTCAGCGAGTTGGTGGTGATGAAACTCGTAGCGTCGGGACTGCTGCTCTACTGCGTGAAATGCTACAAGGCAATCGGTGAACACGACACCGACGGCACACGGCATTGACACGCGCCAAGGCGGTGCGAATGGTGATGTTTCGTGTGCAGTTGAGGGACTGCCAGTGAAGCGGCCTGAACACCGCCTTTTTTGAAAAGATTTCTCTTTTACTAACATAGTTTGTAATCATTATAAACATTTTGCTTAGATTTTGTCTGTTTTACACACACGCGGTCTGCGAGGGATAGCGTGTGTTTCACACATGGGCAGGAAGGCGATTCCGTAGCCGCGACGGCTATCGGGCAATACAAGAAATAAATGTACATATTAGCGATGAGACCATATATATTTTTAACATAGGGGTTCGACTCCCCTCCTGCCCGCCACATCTTCAAAATCTTTTTTTAGTTAAAATTATTAGCATTATGTAGTAATCTGCCCTCCAGCCTGTGAAGGTGCAGGGGGCGTTTTTTTTCAACGGCGTTGGGAGCAGAGGAACGCTTGCCGCCGGTGCGACAGCGACCGCCACCCTAATGTAAAGGAATCACATGGAGTGAAATAAATTTGTTGTTATAATTTTTTGAATTTTAGTTATCTAATAGTAATACTGGTTCGACTCCAGCCAACGCCACAACTTCATTTTTTTTAAACCTACTTTTTTTATAAACAGGTGTAATATTTCCTATTACAGAAAGGCTACTTAACAATGTTTTTTTATGTTACTGCGCGTGCGGTCTGCGAGGGATAGCGCGCGCTTTTCAGGCCGAATAGTTCAACGGACAGAACGGAGGTTTCCTAAACCTCAAATCAGGGTTCGATTCCCTGCTCGGCCACCAAGTCGGCAAAAGCGACTATAAACTTCAAAAACAAAAGCAATATGAGCAATTTGAAAGAATTCAACCTGGTGATAAGGAACCAGAACACACAGGCATATCTGCAAGATGTGCTTGGCGAGAAGAAGGAAACATTCGTGAGCAACCTCACCGCGCTTGTGAGCAACGACACGAAACTACAGGAGTGCAAGCCTGTGACGCTGATGTACGCCGCGCTCACGGCCACCGCGCTCGACCTTCCGCTTGACAAGAACCTCGGTTTCGCCTACGTGATTCCGTACAAGAACAACCGCGAGCGAACAACCGAGGCGCAGTTCCAACTCGGCGCGAAAGGCATCAAGCAACTCGCCATCAGAAGCGGCCAGTTCATAGGAATGAACGTGACCGATGTGAGAGAGGGCGAGATTGCGGGGCGCAACCGCATGACAGGCGAAATGACATTCGACTGGATAGAGGACGACGAGGAGCGCGAGAAGGCGAAAGTGGTGGGCTACCTCGCCTACTTCAAACTCGTTAACGGCTTCGAGAAAACCAAGTACATGACCGTGGAGGAAATCAAGGCGCACGCCACACGGTACTCGCAGACCTACTCCAGCAAGAACGACTATGTGCGAAAGAACAGCAAGTGGGCCACCGACTTTGACAAGATGGCCGAAAAGACCGTGATGAAACTGCTGCTCTCCAAAGACGCGCCTTTGAGCGTGGACATGCAGACGGCGTTCAGAGCCGACCAGAGCATACAGCGAGAAGAAGGCAAATACCTCTACAGCGACAACGGCAACGAGGCGGCGAAGAGCAAACTCACCGAACTCGCCGAGGACAACGCCGAGGGGAAGAACGACGAGGCAGAATATGAGGAAGTGAACGAAACCGAAACCACGGAAAGCGAGGCGCACGATGAGGAAGTTCAACGATAACCAGCCAGAGCAGCGCACGGCCGACTGGCACCGCGCACGGCTCGGACACTTCACCGGCAGCCAAATCGTGAAACTCATGGGGACCGGGCGGAAGAAGGACGATGTGTTTTCGGCGACGGCGATCACTTACATCTTCCAAGTGGCGAGCGAACGCCTGCTATCGGAGAAGGTGGTGGAGGACGACGAGATGTTCTGGCTATACCTCGAGCAGGTGAGCCACACCAACCGAGCGATGCAGTGGGGGATAGACAACGAGAACGAGGCGCGCGAACTCTACGAGAAACTGCGTGGATGCGAGGTGCGAGAACTCTCCAGCGTGGAGCACGAGAGCGTGGCGAACTACGCCGCATCGCCCGACGGGGTTGTGGAGAAATCGGACACTTGCGTGGAAATCAAATGCCCGAAACCAGAAACAGCCGTGAGGTATATGGCCACCATACACGACGGCGAGACACTCAAAAAAGAGATGCCCGACTACTACTGGCAGACGCAGGCCGAAATGGACTGCACGGGCGCGAAAGGCTGCGATTTCGTGGTTTACTGCCCATTCCTCGAGAAGCCCATGCACATCGTGAGGATAGAGCGGAACGATGAAGCGATACTTCAAATCCACGAGCGTATATCGCTTGCGGAGAAATACATAAGCGAAAATATCATTAAAAATAAAAATAAAGACAAAGACGATGGAGATAACAGGAGTTGTGAAGTCGGTGATGCCGACGCAGAACGGGACAAGCCAAAGCGGAAAGGCGTGGCAGAAGCGTGAGTTCATCATAGAGGAGACGGTGGGGAACTACCCCAACTCAATGGTGATAACAGCCTTCGGTGACAGGGTGGAAAAATTGAACACCTTGCGAGTGGGCGACTATGTGACAGCGCGCTTCGACATACAGGCGAGGGAATACAACGGCAGGGCGTTTAACAACATCACCCTGTATGACATCACCCAGCCACAGGCGCAGGCGATGCAACAGCCACAACAGGCGTATATGGGCGCACCACAGCAGGCGATGCCACAGCAATACCAAGCGGCACCGGCACAGCCATACCAGCCGATGCCAGCGCAACCGATACAACAACAACCACAAGGGCAGCGAGGCGACGACCTGCCATTCTAAAACAGTGACGACATGGTGGAGATAAGGAACAGCACAGCCGAAACCATCATCAGGCACCTTCCGAAACTGCTCGGCATGGCACAGCCGAAAACGCTTGCCGAGCAGAACATGGTGAGGGTGCTGGCGGTGGAACTGAAACGGCTCAAAAAGGCATACGAGAATGGAAGAAGTGAGAACTAATAAATTCTTCGTGGATGTGGCGTGTGATGTGGGCATAAACGCAAGCATCATATACTTCGACATCTGCTACTGGTGCGCAAAGAACCAGGAGGAGGGCGAGGGCTTCTCTATGTTCTCCACAATGGAGGACTTCAGCAGAAGGATGCCCTACCTCACGGTGAACCAAGTGCGCACGGCACTCCAGAAACTGCGCAAGGGCGGCTACATTCAAGCCAAGACCATGACAGTTAACCACTACACCACAAGCATTGGTAAAGACTTGTGCGACAGGATTTTGGGTTTAAACCCACAAGGTGGGAAATTTCCCAATCATTTTGGGTTTAAACCCAACGATTTAAAAGAAGAAGAAAGAAAAAAAGAAAAGAACCAAAAGAAAATAAAGAAAGAAGAAGAAAAGGAAAATGGAAGAAAAAATGATGGTGGTGGTGGGGAGTGCGCGCAAGCGCGCACACACACGCACGAGGGAGAGAAAGAGAAGTTGATACTGCATGTCAGGACCGACAGCATCAAGCGGATTAGCGCGATGAAGTCGCTCGGCATTAGGGACGAGCAAAAGTTCTACAACTTGGCCGATGCAGTGATGTACGAGTGGGAAGTGACCGACGACCCCGACTGGAGTTGGCGGCATCTGCTCAACCACATGCGAATAAAACTCGACAAGGAGAATGAAACTAAACGGAAAGGACGCGCTTACGACGGCGACGGCAAGAGCCGTGACGACCGCCTCGCCGAATACGAGGCTTACCTGCGCACAGATGCAGGGGGCGAGTAGGGCCGTGGAACTCTGGCGCGACGAGCGGCAGTTCATCGAGCGGTTCAGCCCCGCGAACCTCGTGAAACTCTGCGGAAAGGAAATTGACTGCATGGCCGCCGACACGCCTTGCGTGGCGCATGTGCGCATAGCGTGGGGCGAGCAGCTCACCACAAAGTGGCTCGCCACCTTCCTAATGCGCATCAATGAGGACAGCGGCAAGCGGCAGAAGATGACCATAGAGCAGATAGACGACTACTCACGCATACTCACCCACGAGTACGGCTACCTCAAGCCGCAGGAGTTCATGCTGTTCTTCCTGCGGTTCAAGGCAGGGTACTACGGAGAGTTCTACGACTCGGTGGACCCCAACGTGATAACGAAGTCGTTCCACCGCTTCATGGAGTGGCGGCGCGGCCTTCTGGGCAAGGCGGAGGCCGAGCGCACAAGGCGCGAGCGGCAGCAGCAGGAACAGGCGGTGAGCGCCGCAAAGGTGACTTTCGAGGAGTACATCAGGCGCAGAAATCGCAAATACGGCACCAATAAGCCACCGTAAGGCGATGAAAGGTGCGCTGGTGTGTGTTTTATCATTTCAGAAATTTAAACGGCTTAGAACGCAAATATGGAAGAAAAATTAAGAAAACTGAATTATGAGTTAGATGCCCTCACCAAATCGATGGCCGACGATGTGCTTTTCAGCGAGGTGGTGGAGGAATTTTTGAAAGGGTTGAAAGATAGGATTTCCGCACTGAAATCGCTCGAAGACTCCATGCTTGGCAAAGGGTTTGACAAAACAACTTTCGAAGACGCTGTGAGGTCAAAAGGAACACTCGGCTTCGTTGCGAGAGAGGTGGACGAGGAAATGCGCACCCGAAGCAGCGAGATTGTGCAACGCCGCTTTGTAGTGTCGTCGGAGATACGCGAACTGGAAAAAAAGATGAGGCGGAATGGTTAGGTACAGCAAGGAAAAGCCGTTGAGGGTGTTCACCGCGTTCAGCGGCTACGACAGCCAGTGCCTCGCCCTCGAGCGGCTGAAAGGGAGGCGCGAAGGCTTCGACTACGAACTTGTGGGCTGGAGCGAGATTGAGCCAAACGCCATAAAGGCGCACAACCTGCTATTCCCCCAGTGGGCGGACAGGAACTTTGGCGACATCAGCAAGATAGACTGGGATAGCGCGCCCGATTTCGACCTTTTCACCTACAGTTCGCCTTGCACAGATTTCAGCACGGCCGGGCTTCAGCGTGGCGGCGCAGAGGGCTCAGGCACACGCAGTTCGCTTTTGTGGGAGTGCCGAAGGGCGATAGTGGCCAAACGCCCGGCGTACTGTATACTGGAGAATGTGAAGGCCCTTGTGAGCAGAAAGTTCCTATCCCTTTTCCAGAAGTGGTGCGACGAGTTGGAGGGCTACGGATATGCCAACTACTGGAAGGTGCTCAACGCCAAGGACTACGGAGTGCCGCAGAACCGCGAGCGAGTGTTCCTCATCAGCGTGCGACAGGACATGGCAGGCGACTTCCCCTACGGCTACAAGTTCCCCAAGCCGTTCCCACTTGAGCGGCACCTGGAGGATGTGCTTGAACCAGAGTGCGACGTGCCGAGAAGTTACTACATATCCGAAAAGAGCAAGGCATATTTCAGCGAGCATTGCGACATAGACATGATTAAACTCCTTGGCGATGTGTAAGGTCGTGAAGTCATTAATTGAGAATCCCCCCAATCTGCAAAAGAGTTGGACGCGGTATGTAGTCGATTGCCAGTTTGGCAAGGTGAATTACTATTACGGCGTGTCGTTATGTATTACAACAAGGGTAAACGCAAGTAATTGTACCTATGTGTTAATACGCGAATGATATGGTGAGGACAGTGATTAACGGTGCCGTGGGGGGGGTGGCGCGAACCCTCACGGCAAGATACTTCAAGAACTCCGTGGCCAACTTCCTTCGCCACGACGGGATGGGCAACACGGGTGTGATGGTGATATATGGGAAGAAAGGTAAAGATACTGCAATATCCGCGAGGCGTGAATAAGGGGGGGGTAATAAGCATAGACTATTGCCCCACCATATCCACATCGTCGTTTCAGCACAACTGCTTTCTGATAGTTTATGAGAAGACGGATAATTCAGAAGTCCGACACGGCTTGGCGGACGGTGATAGGAAGCAAACAGGCTAATTGCTACATAGGCAATGTCGTTGGCGGTGTCGCCCCGTGCATAACAAGCGCGTGCGGCTGTGGTGGCGGAATGATACCGATGCTGACGAATGTTGACATCGAGAGAGTGAACCGATATGAGTTTATCAAGGAGATCCAAAAGATTTGTGTTAAAGACAGAGCGGAACGACTACGGCAAGGCGGTAAGGAGAGCCTATGAGCGTGGAGAAATCCGCCTGACGAGAATGGAGGTGAAACAATACACGGCAAGGCTTGACGGTGTGAGCAACACCATAACCGGCGTGCAGAAGGACAACTGGATATTATGTGCAACGATACGGTGATGAATGTTGGCAACACCGCCAAGGCGAGAAAGAACTTCGACGACCCCCAAGAGGGCAGGGTGTACCATCCAAAAGGCGTTGCGCCCACAATCCGCTCGGGGGGGGGGGGGGTAAATACTTGGTATTGATATGCGTAAAGAGGATAAAGTGATACAGATAGGCAACTATGTTGAGCCAAAAGGCTTCTCCAACCCCCAGTGCGGCAGGGTTTACAGCGCGCTTGGCGTTTCGCCAACGGTGAACACCTGTGGGGGGGGCGACAGGCAACCGAAGATACTCCAATGCGCCAGCCGTGGCAGAAGTGACGGCGGCAGATGGGTGCAGCGGCTCGAGGTGGGCGACGGCAAGACACAGAACTCGCTGACGAGCGTAAGCACCGACACAATGGTGATTAAATTGTTAAAAGAAAAAGAAAAAGAAATGCAAGACAAGGAAACGACTTTAGACGGTTACAGTTTTGATATAAGAAAACTCACACCGAGAGAGTGCCTGCGCCTCATGGATGTGGATGACAGGCATATAGACACGCTTATCGGGGCGAGAGAGACGATGAAGAACGGGAAGGAGCGGCGGGCGATAAGCAACAGCGCGCTTTACCGCCTTGCTGGCAACAGCATAGTGGTGAACTGCATGACGCTCATGTTCGAGAATCTTTTCTATCCGCAGACCGAGCCGACGACGGGCGACCAACTCAAACTATTTTGACCCATGGCGAAGGAAAGGAAATGGGCGAGCGAGTGCCAACTTGAGGGCGTTGAGATAGTGGCCGGGCTCCAGCAGAGAATCAAACTCGCAAAAGAGCAACACGATGTGCTGAAAAAGTGCGGGCTTGACCGTGAGGCGAAAGCGCTGCTGCCGAAGATACAGGAACTCGAAGCACAGAAACTCCGCCTTGTGGAGGAGATAGACCGAAACCGAATAATCGGCGCAAAGGCCCTGCTGATGTGCTTCTGCGCCGCCGATGTGTGCACCGTGTGCGCCGACGACTTCGCCGATGTGGAGCACAGAATCAGTTACGGCAGGATAGGCAAGGACAACGACTTCTCGGCGATGATGCGAGGCCTTGCCAGCGACTTCAACAAAGCCGTGTGCATGATAGACACAGGCGGCAGCGAGCCGCTATCCTACTACTACGCAGACATGGCGGAGGAACTCGTAAAGAGGGTGAAAGCCGTGATGGAGCAAACTATTACAGAATACATGAACACCGAAAAAGGACGGCAATATTTTTAATTTTTATGACTATTCAACTACCCGACAATTTTTACGACCAACTCTATATCGGACTGAACTATTTCTGCCGACACTACCGTGAGGGCAAGCCGATAGAGAGTGACGAGTACGAGGACGAATACGAGGACTGCATCCAGTTCAGCGGCGACTACTGCGCCGAGGTTTCCCTTGATGTGGTGGTGGTTTGCGAGTGGCAAGACGACAGTTTCGACCACGAGTTCGGCACTCGGGAGGACCCATGCAAGGGCTACTACACCAGTGGAGTGAAAGTGGAGAAGATACGCAGCATCAAGGTGTATGACGAGGACGACAATGAGATTCCGTTCGAGTATGACCGAAAGCGAATTGAGGACATAAAATTAACATTGAACTAAAACTGAAACGATTATGATAACATAAGTTTTTATTGACCTTGAAAAGGTTTTTAAGGGTCTCAGTCACATAAAGCAGGTTGAATGTACAGGTAAATTTTATTGTTGGTTGTCAAAACGACAACAGTACGAATTTGCCGCCAAAATCATTGATGAAGTTGACGATGATATATTGATTGGTGAGTTGGAATGCAGAGGTTATGAGTTTAAAAAAGACGATTGACTTATGAAGATAACAAGACGAAACGCAGTACTCTGCTTATTGTGGGTAGTGTTCGTGCTCTCGCTTCCGATTTATGCCTTATGGGTGGTGTTCAATGCCTTATGGGTTGCTTTATGGGCGGTGTTGGATGTGTTTGATTACAATTTCTTATGCTCATGTGAAGCAAAGTTTTGTGATTTTGTAGAACGACTAATAATTCAAAAACAATGGAAACAACGAAAGAAGAAATGATGATGCTACTGCGAGAGTTGCAGGACTTGCAGATGTGGTTGTACAGCATTGATAGTGTTGTTAAACTCGAAATATACACATCGCCACAAGACGAAGGACATATTTATTGCAACGCTTTCTGTGACGAGAATATTAGTAAGGCGAATTTCTATGGAGGTTTTATTAATGATTACTCATTCAAGGAGAACAAGAAAAATCTCGATTCGTTTGTTAAACATGTAACGAAACTGGAATATGAATACAAAAAAAGTGAATCAAATCATACGCCAACTGGAAAGGCGAGGGTATAAACTATATACAAGAAACCTTATCGGTAAGGAAGATTATGCCTACATGCGCACGGCGAGAGATACAGATGGCGAATTAAAGTACATTATTTCGCACGGTTTCTACGACTGGAGAGATGAAGTCGGTGTGCTGAAAGACTACGGTTATAGTATTACCATCGTGCTTGGGAATACAGATGAGCGTGTGGATGTGACACTCACTCAACCTGAATTCAGCGTGGCGGAGTGCGAGGAAATCGCCGATAAGTTAGCCGAATTTTTTAAACCCTATTTTGATAAATATAAAATTAGGAAGATATGAATGTATATACTTGTAGATTCACAAGTGTTTATGGCTTCTGTGTTGGTTTAATAGTAGTCGCCGCTAATTCAGAGGAAGAAGACTGCCACACCGCTATGAAGTGTGGACAAGGTTGGCTTTATTACTATGAATCTGAAGCATGCTATCTGCGCAAAAAAATCAAGCTTCTTCCTAACGTGACTGTCGATGTGGATAAGCCTCAAATATTAGACGAAGACTGCTTCGAGGAATAATTATGAACAACTACTGCAAAAGATGCCGTCTGCGTGACGGCTGCCTCCGCAAATGCAAGGAGGCTGAAGTGTACGAGCAAGGGTACAACGATGGCTTAAAATTGAATATGCGTCAAGAAATAGAAAGAAACAATGGCATACAACGAAAAGACCCTTAAGCGAGAGCACCGTAGGCAGTGGCGTGGAAACAAACTCGTTAGCAAGAGTTGCCGAAACCACGGCACTTGCCCATGGTGTTCCCACAACCGCAACCGCCAAAAGCGGATAACAAAGATTAGAGTTAATGAACTGATAAAAGACTATGAGAATGAAAAATAAATATAAACTTTGGGTGGCACGAGAAAGACGTGGCGGACTTTTCCTGTATAAAACCAAGCCTATACTTGATTGTGATTTTGGCATTTGGTTTACAAAATCAGATTGTATGGGCACGATTTCAAAAAAACTTTTCCCCGAACTCAAATGGGAAGATGAGCCGATAGAAATTGGAATACGACCTACAATAACCGACCTCGACACAAAGGCACAGGAATACGCCAGCAGCGTCACCGACAAAGAGGAAATCAAAAAGTTAATCATCAATGCCTTCAAGGCAGGGTATAACATCACTTGAGAACAATGAAACGTAAGAGAATTTCAAAAAAGACAAGAGAACTCGTTTTGAACAAATACGGAGGAAAGTGTGCGTATTGCGGTTGCGACTTAACGCTAAGTACTATGCAGGTAGACCATATAAAATCAGTATATGCCTCATATCTCGAAAATAACTTCGTTGAGATACACGATGATAGTTTGGAAAACCTTAATCCCTCTTGTCGGCAATGTAATTTCTACAAAGGTACACTTGATATTGAGCAGTTCAGATATAAAATAAAAACAATTTTGTATGGAACTTGCCAAAGTACATTTCAGGCAAAACTCGCTAAAAAACTTGGAATGATGATAGTTACACAATTTGATAAATTTTATTTTGAGAAACAATAAGGGAAAAGAACTATTTTTGTGAGAATATGATGGTAATTTTATTTTGTAAAGGTGAAAACGAAGTTCTTAAAACAGTTTGTTTTAACGGAACTTATACACAAGCAGAGGATTACATTAATGACCGAGCTGAAATTCCAGAAGGTACGACCAGAACATTAATCGTTCCTGAGGAAAACTATATTTTCAACATTGATGAATCTTTACGAAGAGAAAACGAGGCGTTTGAACAGGCAATGATGCGAGAGAATTATGAAATACATAAAAGAAAGAAAATTATGGAAAAAGAATTAAAAATTGAAGTGCCAATAGGGTACGAAATTGACCGTCAAAAGTCAACCTTTGAAAAAATAATATTTAAAAAGATTCCCGAGAACCCAAAAACTTGGGAAGAATATTGTTCCTTAATGAAAGGAAAAACTGTGTATTACACTAATTGTAATCATATAACTGTAAGTGGCTTCTCTGATGCTCACGATAAGTTCGCAACCAAAAACCGAGCCGAGCAGTTTGTTGCACTTGGTAAACTCCTGCAACTTAGGGATTGTTGGGTCAAAGGTTATGATGAATTTAGATATGCGTTGTTTGGGACTAAAGTTGGTATAAGCATCTTTGAAAGTAGTGGATTCTCATCTTACTCTCTTACTTTTCCAACAAGGGAAATGGCGATAGAATTTAAAAATTGTTTTCGGACTTAATCAAACAAGCATTTCCGCTCGTATAATGAAAGTGACAATCCAAATTAAAGATAGTAACTACCTTTTTGCTCGTGCGGAACTCGTAAGGCTGGAGGGAGATGCCAAATCAAAGAGAACCGTGGTGGAAGCCGCCGAGAAAGCGAGAGACACTACCACCTATATCGGCAGTCAGTTGTCCGACAGCCAGCAGGTGAAACTTGCAACGGTTGCGATTAAGAAAGTGTTTAACGAATTAAAATAAAAAGACAATGAGTGAAATATATTTTATAACAAGATTGGATGCTATATGTGGTTTTTTGTGGATTGTATCTATCCTAAGTTTTTTACTTTTAGGAACATTACTTTTCGTGGCAATAATTAGTAAAATTAATGCCGAAATTGATGAAGAAAGTTGTGAATACCGGAATATATGTATGCAAAGATATAAAGAATGTATGCGCTATTCCAAAATAGGTGTAATTGTATTTTTGGTTTCAGTTTTTATAAACATATTAATTCCGACAACCAATCAAGCGTTGTTAATCTATGGTGTTGGTGGAACAATTGACTATATCAAGTCAAACGACACGTCAAAACAACTTCCCGATAAGTGCGTTAAAGCACTTGATAAGTATTTGGATAATTTAAAAAAAGAAGAAGAAAACGACAATGAAAGTAAGTGAGCAAATAGCAATTATGAAAGCGTATGAAGATGGCAAGACCATCGAGCGAACAATCAGTGATGAATCAGAATGGGAAAGCCTTGATTATGTAGAGAATTATCCGTTTGACTTTGTGATGAACGACTACCGAATTGCCACCGAGCCAAAATACCGACCTTATGATAGTATCGAGGAAGCGTTCAACGAGGCGAAGAAGCATGGATTTTGGGTGAAAAACAAAAGTCATAATTTGAGAATGATAGGGATTATTGAGGGCACTAAATCAGGGATATTGTACATTGGTGGCATTAATGCTTCCGAGTATTTAAATAATTTCGTTTGGAATGACGACGGTAGCCCTTGCGGTGTAAAAATTGTATAAAACGGATGAAAGTTAACTGGGAAACGAAACTGGTGCGTGTGAACACGATGACCAGCAGCGACTATGATGCTCTGGCGTATGTCGTAAAAAACTGCGCCACAAGCACAAGGGAGCAGATGGTGAAGGCGACTGGGCTACCAAGGTATAAACTTGACGCAATGATGCGCACTTTCGGTGTCGCGAAACACGATGGCGTGTACGCAATGGCTGGAAAGCCTGTGGCCGACTTGACACAAGGGCAGGAGCAGGAAGCACAGGAGCGCAGACGAAGGGAAAAGACACCCTCGGAGCGCAGAAGGATAAGGCGGAGGTGGGCGTTGCGAAAGGTGGACAGGCAGATAGCCACGGCAACCGACAAGGTGGTTGTCTATCCATATAGGCTACAACCTTCGCTCGGTGTTACGGAGAGAGAGCAGTTGCTGTTTGAGAAATTTAAACTACTATATCTATGAATATGTTATTTGCATTTTACATCGTTGGAGCCGTTCTGAATTGCGTGCTTATGGTGATGCTTCGTGAGGCGTTCACAGAGAACGGCAAGAGCCACAAGGTATGGCTCGTGGCGACACTTGTTTTAACCCTGTTGTCGCTTAGTGTTTGGATTGTCGGTGCCGTGGTGATTGGCTGCGACATCGCCAGCAGGATGATCAGTGGAAAGAAAGTTGACTATGGCGATAGAGATAAACACGGTACAGAATAAGGACTGCATGGAGGGTATGGCGGCGATGGACGGCGGAAGTGTTGACCTCGTGATAGCCGACCCGCCATACTTCCAGGGAAACGGCGGTGGTGGTGGAGCATACGGAACACGAAACAAAAGTTTTAGAGACCAAATAGGTGATATGATGTGCGGTATCAGCGACGAGTGCCTTGAGCAGATGGCGAGAGTGTGCAAGCGTGTGAACATGTACATCTTCTGTTCGGTGCTCCAGATACCGCAGTACCTCGCTTTCGCAACACGCCACGGCTACAAGTTCGACATTCTCACTTGGCACAAGACCAACGCCGTGCCAGCGTGTAACGGAAAGTATATGCCCGACACAGAATATATCGTGTTCGTTAAAGAGAGTGGTGTGCCACTCTACGGCACGGCGGCGACAAAGCGCAAATACTATGTTACGCCCACGAATGTTAAGGACAAGCGCAAGTGGGGACACCCAACCATCAAGCCACTGAATATAGTGAAGAACCTGATTATCAACTCCACGCAAGAGGGGGGGGTAGTTTTAGACCCTTTCATGGGCAGCGGTACAACTGCCGTGGCGTGCATCAGAACCGGGAGAAACTATATCGGCTTTGAACTGAACCCCGAATATTACGAGGTGTGCCGAAAGAGAATACTTAATGAGGACTACAACTTGTTTAAATAAACAGCAACTAAAGCCAAAACAACAGCAGAATTAGGACTTTATTTGCTATATTTGTGTAATATTTAATCAATAGACTATATGGAAGTGAAGATAAAGAAACTTAACGAGAACACTGTCATTCCGAGGTACGCCCACCCTACCGATGCTGGGCTTGACCTTGTGGCGGTGAGCAAAAGTAAAGACAAGGACGGCAACTTTGTGTACGGCACAGGGCTTGCCTTCGAGATACCTGATGGGTTCGTCGGGCTTGTGTTCCCTCGCTCGTCGGTGTCGGCAAGGTGCATGACCATGGCCAACTGCGTGGGCGTGATAGACAGCGGCTATCGTGGAGAGGTGACAGCAAAGTTCAGGCCGCACCTTTTCGCCAAGCCATACGACAAGGGCGACAGGGTGGCCCAAATGATTATAATGCCTTATCCGCATGTTGACTTCGTGGAGGTGGACGAACTCTCCGAGAGCGACAGGGGAGAGGGCGGAAATGGAAGTACAGGCAAATAACGGACACACGATATGGCAAGAGAGAACTACATCGGAATAGACCCCGGCAAGAAGGGGTTTGCGTGCATCTACAACGGTTACGGCTATGAGCATTATCCGCTTTTCACCACGCAGAAGAGCAACCAAATTAACACCGAGATAGTGGAGCGGCTGCGTGAACTCGTGAAGCAGGACACAATCTGCGTGATAGAGTCGGTGCACGCCATGCCGGGACAGGGCGTGAGCAGCTGCTTCACATTCGGCATGGGCTTCGGCATGGTGATAGGCGTAGTTCAGGCGATAGGCATACCCTATGAACTCGTGACACCAACCAAATGGCAGAGAGAGATGATAACCGCCGCCGACAAGAGCGAATCCACAAAAAAGACATCGCTCAACGCCGCCGTAAGGCTGCACCCGAATATGGATTTCCGCAAGAGCCGCTTGGCGCGAAACTTTGACGACAACAAGGTGGATGCCACGCTGATTTGCGACTATGCAAGGAGAAAGAACCTTTAAAATACTTGAAAAGTTGGAAATGAGAGAGGAAACGGAATTGGTTACTTTGTCGGGGATGAGAGTGAAGACCGACATAACCGTTTACAGCGGCGGGTGCATACGCTTCGGCTCGCACATCGCCCAGTCGCTCGGAATGTGCGAGGGCGACGGTGTGGAACTCGTGCGCTACGGTGTGGAACTGATGCTGTGCGTGGTGCATAAGCCCGACACGCAGAAGTACGGCAACCTGCTCGTGCGCTCGTCAAGCGGCGGACGCACCATGCAGCTGCACAACAAGGCGATGGCATCGGTCATACTCGGAGATGACAAATTCGGCAAGTACAGGTGCGGGGAACTCATGGAGATAAACGGAAAGACTTACGCGCCAATCATAACACGGAGAAACTATGGCATTGAAGCAGATACAACTTAACGGCGGAGTGACACGCCAGCCCGACGACGCATTGAGCGGAAACGGAACACTATCGGCGTGCGTGAACATGTGCAGCGACGGGGCGGGACTTCAAATGCTGGAGAAGCCCACAGAACTTTTCACGCTCGGCACAGGTGAGAGGTGCGTGTACATACACCAGACCGCCACTTTCAGGCACTTCATCATCTACAACACCACGACAAAGAAGGTGCTGTGGATTGATGCAGACGGCAGCGGATACGCGAGGGATGAACTTATCGGCTGCTCGTGCGATGAACTCGGAAATATAGGCTCGATTGGCAACACCCTCGTGCTGCACGACACGCACAAGGACAGGATGGAGTACGCCATGTGGAGGGATGGAAATTACACCTTCCTCGGAGCGATGCCCGAAATGGTGCAGATGCAGTTTGGGTTAGCATCTGAACTGTGCCACTACCCGGAGAACACCACGACCGCCTACAAGTCAAACGACATCGCCGACGACAAGTATAACCACATGATACCTGTGGCTAACGAGAGCACTGTTATACCCTCGCTTGTCGAACTCCAGCAGCAGGGTGTGGCGCAAGGCTGGCTTGGCTATGATTTCAGCATCGAGGGCAATGACTACCAGTTCAGGGATATAGACATCGGCAAGGCGTTCAGCGACGGAGTGAGCAACGCCCTGCTCGGCAGTGTTAACAAGTTGATAGCGCGGCAGACGGAGAAGAACAGGTTCGTGTTTCCTTTCTTTGTGCGCTACGCCTACGAACTGTATGACGGCTCACAGGTGATGCACTCTTACCCCGTGCTGATGATACCCAACTCCAAAGGCCCGGTGTTCGCCATCGACCGAAACTATTTCAAGGTAAATTCGGAGAATAGGAGCGATAACCGAATCGTTTATGACCTGTATATCTCTGGTAACGCCTACTGCTACGGCTCAACGCTGGAGGTGATGTTTGGAGCGATACCAAGCGACATCGCCAAGTGGAAGGGCATTATCAAGGGCGTGGGCGTGTATGTGACCGCCCCGGTATATACCTACGACCAGTCGGGAAAGATATACGGCTGGCACAACATGGAGAACGCCACGATAGGCGGAAAGCCAATCAACAACGGAGAGCGATGGAACGACTACTACACCGTGGGGCGCATCACGAAAGAGGGCAGACAGTACGGCAAGAATATGATGCTCGACTCGTTCAAAAATGAGTATTACGACTTCAACCCCCACAACCTACCCGACAAGGTAAAGGACAAGTATCCCGTGTTCCTGCTCGATATACCGCAGAAGGGCATCGATGAAATACGCGACAATCTGCACGCCGCAGGTCAATTCTACAAGATAGCGGACTTCACCCTCGACGAACTCGTGAAGATTAGGGACGGCAAGCACAGCGACTACAACACTACCGCCGCCATGCCGCTGAAGATGCAAGACAAGCGGCTTGTGAACATCGCCACACGCGAGCAGATGAAGGACGACTACCGCACGCACGACCCGATCACTCCACACTCGCAGATTTACACCTACAACAACCGTGTGAACCTCGGAGGCGTGCAGAGGCTGCTGCACAACCCGATAGGCATGACCGAGCAGTTGCCGATACGCAACAACGGAACCGCAGCCTACCCGTGCCGTGTGGCCGTGGAGGTGAGCGAGAACGGCAGAACCTACACCGTGGCTAACGATGGGATAAACTACAAGACAAACGACAAGTTTATCGACTATATATTCTACCCAAACCGCAACGCCAAGAAGGCGACAGTGCGGTTTCGCGGTGAGATATTTGAACTGAAACTCGAAGAGCACCCGACACTTGAGGGGGCGTACTGGTGCACTCCGCTTTGGGGAGTGACCGACGGCACCGACTACATAGTGAGCAAATTCCCGACCGTGAGCGAAAACCCGGTTGTTCAGGAGTTCGGCAAGGTGTACACCTCGAACGACAGCAACCCTTTCCGTTTCGGCGCGGAGAATATCAACCAAGTGGGCGATGGGGAGATACTGGCGCTTTGTGCCAACACGCAGGCGGTGAACTCGTATAACTTCGGGTACGCCACGATGTACGCCTTCACCGATTGCGGCATCTTGGGGCTGAAGGTGAGCGACACGGGCGGCTTCCAGTCGCTACAGGCCACAAGCCGCGATGTACTGACGCGGGGAACCGCACCGCTGCAGCTCGGACAGAGCATCGTTTTCCTCGCAGAGCGTGGAGTGCTGAGGCTTGACATCAACTCGGCAACGCCAAAGGTGATGAGCGCGAAGATTGACGGCTTCGGTGTGGCGATGCCAGAGGGCGCGAAAATAAGCGCGCTCACGGCCGCGACACTCGGAGCGGACAGCGATGCCGTGAGCGAGGCTTGCGCGAAACTGGCAGGCGCGCAGAGGTTCTGGACAGGAAAAGGCGCGGTGATGGTGTATGACTACACGCACGGCAGGATATACTTCACACCCAACGGCGGCACGGACAGGCTCGGCAGCTGGGTTTACAACCTCAAGAGCGAATCGTGGAGCCATACCACAACCACGGTGAGGCGCGCCATGAACTCGTACCCCGAATGTGTGTTCGAGGACACGGCGGCGAAGGTGGTGCAGATACCATCCAACGCCGCACACTATGGCGGCGGACTTGTGATAACTCGCCCAATCAAGACAGGCGGCGAGTGGCTGGCGAAGGTTGACGCGGTGGTGTGGCGTGGCAATTTCCGTGCCGACACTGCAATGGTGAAAACCGCCCTGTTCGGAAGCCGCGACTGGCGCACATATCCGCTGATAGCCACCTCGGCAATGGCGAGGCTCACACGCCTCCACGGCACAGGCTACCGCTCGCATATCGTGGCCGCTATGGTTAACACAAGCGACACGGAGAGCGACAGGCTGGCGATAGACTACCTGACAATAGAGGCGGAAGGCAAGCAGGCTGACAAGCCAAGATAGCACATCCATATTTTCTTGATGATAGTAGTTTTTATGTTTTTTGCATTAGTTTAATTGCTTTTTACATGTTGAGGGCCGCACCGTCCGTGATGGATAGTGCGGCCCTTTTTTTGTCTTGTGGCGAACCTATTCCTCGCTTGGTCGCCTGACCACGAGTATATCGTAGCCCATGGCATCGCACATCTTGGCTGCGCTTACAATTAATGGGCTTCTTCGAGTTGTTTCGACGAAATACACACATTGTATGGACAACTCGCTTATCCTGCTCAGTTGCTCCATCGACAGGCTGTTTTCTTTGCGCAGTTTTCGCAACAGTTGTGCGTTTTTCACTACGTCTCCTGTGAGTTTCCCAACTATTTCCATTTTCCGTTTACTTTTTTTTGTATGAACTTTGGTTTGAAGGGGTCGGGCTCGCTCCATATCCAGCGGCCATCGGGGTTGATGATGACAAACGGCTCATCCTCCGTGCATCCCCACGTGCGCATCTCCCTTGGGGTGGTGCATCGCAACAGCAGCACACGCTCGTAGGTGGTGTTTACCAGCGAGAACGCATCGTAACCGCGCCGTGTGGCCCAGTCGAGAACCTTCTTATTCACCCTTTGCACAACTTTCATACCCGTTATTTTTGTGCAAATCTACAAACTTTCAGGCAATTAACCAAAAAAACACCCCCCACAATAGCCCATTGTGGGGTAATGTGGGGGGTGTGTGGATTGCTGGGTAAGTTTCGTTATTCGCTTGCGATTTCCCTTGCGATTTCTTCCCAGTCCTCTCCCTCGAATATCCTGATATAGTTATCCTCGCCAGCGTTGAATCCGTTCAGAAGGTCGCAGAAGATTTCCAGTTTCTGCGCGTCAACGTATGCGTCTGCGCCGTTGTAGTTGCGGATGATTTCAAGCTGCTCGTCTGTGAAATTATTCTCGGTTGTGAGCGTATCGCAGAAGCCATCGCCTTTGGTGGTGATGTTCCAGTTAATAAAGTCGATAACATAACCAACTCCATTGATAGGGTCTGCCAACCTGTTTTTTAAAACCCTGATAACACCTGAAACGATATAGTCGTTATCTGATTCGCATTCTCCGAACACGTTGTTGTGGATGCTTTGGATAAGTTCTTCACTTGTTAACTCAATAGCGTCGTAACTTGTTAATTAAATTCTCATAGTTGTAATTTTTTAGTTAATAAATTAGTTGATTTTGTTCGCTCCCCTGATTCGGACAGGGCGAAGGCCACCGGCTGGCGAGCGAAAGGTTGTTTTTATTGTTCGATTCTGTATTTCTCTATCTCCACCCAATCGAATTGGGGGTACTCTTTCATGTTCTGTGAGATTGCGACCGTGCAGCCGCATTTGACGCAGTCGCATTGGTCTTTTACAATCTTCTTTAACTCGTTAATATCATTGTTGGTGAATGTTACCTGACTGCCAATTTCCTTACAGGCCTTATCCAGCGTTATGACCGCTGAATATTTGTTTTTAGGTGATTTGATGCTCATGATGTTTATATTATTAGTTTTAATCTGTTTCTTTGTGTGCGCCACCAAAGGTAGTAAAAATATTCGATAGCGCAAAGGGTTTAGCCGTTTTTTATTCTCCTAATTATGCTTTCGCTGTTCAGCACGCCGAGCATGTAATACACGAGCGTTTCAAGCGGAAGAAATGGGGTGCATGGGGTTTCGCTGCCCTTTGAGTAGATGGCGAACCTTTTAAGCTCTTTTATTTCCCTTAACTCGGCATCGCCGCCGATACTGCCGAGAAATATTTTAATCGTGTTGATGTTCTTCGCTCTTTTTGTCATTGCTTTCATAACTTTTTCGATTGATTTATATATCTGTTTTTTTGTTGTTGTTAACACGCCGTGATGGCGTACTCTACACCGAGGTAAACGGAACTCCGCCTTCCGTCCTGCGTGTTGGTGGCCGTGTCGTCGGATGCCATCACCGAGAGCCAGCCCACGCACTGGGCGCACTCCATGAAGTGCAGCGAGTTCCACAACTCCAGCAACCTTGATTGAGCCTGCCACAGTTCCATGCCGCCAGCCGCCCCACCGTGGAGAGGGAGCCGCGACCCCTGATTAACCGTTACTTTGTACTTTGCCATGATCATTTGTTTTTTTTGCTTGTTCGTGTATTGTTTCTAAAACCCCAGCCGCCACACCGAAGCACGGCGGCAGGGGGTGGTTGCTTATTACCAGAATCGCGCAAATACGGTGCCGTGGCTACCGAAATAGTAATTACCGGTGAACAGTGTGCGGGTATAAGCCTCGTAATCGAAATAAAGTGCAATTTCGCCAAGATTCGGGAGATCGAACTCCTCGTCGGCTTTTTCCTCTGCGAACTCCTCGCGACTGAAATATACACCCACATAGGCATCTGGCATCCTGTCCAAGTCCTCAGGGCTGAGCCATTCAAGGAAGTCATCAACCGCGAAAATATTGTATTCCTCGCACATTTCCCGGTACTCCATTATTTTTTCAAATCCCTTTTTCCCCATGCTCTCTTGATAAAGGGAGTCGGGTATATTCGTGTGGTCCTGGTACATTAATTCGGGGTCGTTCTCGTCGGCGTGGATAGAGAGGCAAAAGGCCTCGAAGTCCTTGTAACTGTCGAATGTGGAGAGGTTCACCCACATGCCGCGCAAGTTGCCTGCGTTATACTTGCCGTAGGTGCCACAGTAGAGGGCTGGCTCATCGCTGGGGTATTTCCATTCGTGCGCCTTGATTGCCTTCTTTAGGCTTTCGTGAGTGTAGCCGAGGACGGCAAGCCTGTCAATAACTTCGTTTGTCAATTTCAATTCGCCGAATGTAAATTTAATTGCTTCAATAATCTTTTTTTAGTTATTTGTTAGTATCTTGGTGCCGGTGTGGGTGCTCGCCACCCACTTCGCGCGGTCGTTGGCTCGCCTACCTGTTCAACTCGGCAAGTATGCGCTTCGTGTCGTACTTGCAGTTATTCGTTAACTGGCGTTGCCATGCGCCATTTTTTGGTGACCACTTGAAGGCGTGTCGCTTCATCAGGTTGCGAACCTCTATAGACGGGATCGCGTCGAAATAGAATCTCATTCGCTCGTCGGAGTTGCACATGACCACACGGCCGCCGTTGAATGTTATTTCCTTGTCCTCGGCCTCGGCCATCGCCTTGTGCCGCTCTATCGCCGCCTGTGTGGCCTTGATTTTAGTCAAGTTGTTGGATAGCGAGGCGGTGGGGTAGCCCTTCCACGGCAGCGCCCCCTTGCCCATTACGTCGGTAATCTCCCTTTTGTCGAGTCCGATTGCCGCCAGTTCCTCGCATTGCTCATCCTCGGTCAGGCTCTTGTTCTTTATTATATTGTTGGCGGCCTTCATCTGCTCGTGCCACTCCGTGAGCGTGTCCAGCTTGTTTTGCAGTCGCTCGACCTCTTGCCAGCCTGTTAACCTCTCTTGGCGGTTGATGCGCTTCACGACCTTGTCGCGCCAGTCTTGCAGCCTTTGCTTTGCCGCCCTCTCGTAGTCGTTCATGCGGTCGTGGCGGCGGTTGTTGAATCTCGCGGGACCTGTGACAAGCACCGAGTAACAACGGCTGAGAGCGGCCAGCCACTCGCACCACTTTTGCAGATATTTCGCTTCATAGTCCGCCCGCAGCTCTTCGGGGATCTGCGCTAAAAACTCGTTTAACTCCTCGCTGCACTCGATGCAAATGTGTTTGCCCATTCTTTCGGGGTCCATGCTGATACCGCGGCAGGCGTTAACCGCCATTTTCTCAAATTCTGATACTGATTTTCTAATTTCCATAATTTTAGTTAGTTATTAGTAATTTGTCAAGACCCACCGCGAATTTATCGCGGTGACGCTCACGGCTTAACCTGCTTTTTATACTCGCCGTGACGAGTTAATTATTGGTCGGCTTTCTGCTTCTCGCTCTCTGCTCGCCGCTGCTCTCCGATGGCGATTAACTCGGCTTCGGTCAGGGTCTCGAGCTGCACGCCCAATAATTGCAAAACCGCCTCTTTGCGCTTGTTCGAGCCAAGCCAGCCGGGGCCGCACTTTAAGCCGGGGTTATAGCCCAGTTTGGCGGCTTTCAGCATCTTTCGCAGTGGGTAGGTATCTCCAAAAACACAAAATGATTTTTCTGTATATGTTGCCACTCTCACACCTTGCGCGCCTGCCTTTACGGCTTGTGCGCTCTTACTTTTAGTTGTTGTCATCATCATAATTTTTTGCTTTTAGTTGTTGTTATTGTTGTTTTTGCTTGTTGTAGTCTGCTACTTGGCGGCGCCCCTTGGCGGTCAATTTTACAAAATATCCATTTTTACCACCTCGTGGAGCATCGTTGCCGGTTGTGTAGTCAATGCCGAGGGCATGCAAACCCCATTCAAGGTTTGCGCTATTATCGTGCAGTGAATTACCTCTCCCTCGCCAATATATCGGGCGCATAATACGGTAGGGGTTGTTTAACAACTCGATCACGTCCTCGTATTTCTTCGCCAGTTTGCCGCCTTTGGTGTAAAGGTGCTTTTCGATTCTCGCCTGTAATGTCTCTTTTTTCATTTCTTTTGTCTTTTTTAGTTGTTAATTATTAGTTTATTGATTTGTGCCAGCGGTCGGGCTCGCCCTGACTGGTGCGCGGTCGTTCCGCTCTTCGCTGGCTGTGGTTTGTCTATTTGTCAGATTTTGACAAATTATTTAACTGCGCCTTTACTTTCTTGGGCAGGTAGGTTTTTTTGCCTCCAGCCCACACATACAAGCCGCCGCGGCGACCTCGGAACACCTCGAAAGTGCCTTTTGCTATCTGCAACTTGTAGCCCGTTATGCTGTCGTGTGGCTCGCTCTTTGCGCCCTTTCGCTCCACCAGCGTAATAACTTTGCCGCTTACCTTGTACTCGGTTTTTGCATCGGCTGGGATGCATCCCCAGATAGTAGCCAACTGTGCTACAACGATGATTAATTTTTTAAATGTATTGTCCATTTTCTTTTTTTAGTTAGTTGTTATTAGTTTGTTTCGTATCGTCGGTGCAAATGTATAGATATAATTTGACATACAAAAGCATTACGACAAGTTTATACTTAACTTTAACTTTTTTTAGTAAAGTTGTTACTATACATTTTAAATATAAAAACTACTTTTGTATTAACAAAAATTTACAATTATGCGAGTTAAAGCAATTCTTAAAGATAAACAACTGACACTTAACGATTTGGCGCAAAAATTAGGTGTAAGCAGGCAAGCCTTGTACCTGCAAATCAACAACAACCCACGTATATCAACATTGCAACGCATCGCCGACGCCCTCGGCGTGTCAGTCGCACAACTTTTCGACCAGACACCACAGCAGACCACGGCAGATCACAACACTATTACCTGCCCACACTGCGGCGCAAAACTCGTGATAAATTTGTCGGAAATTGACAAAAAGTAGCATTATAATGTATATTTTCAATCATAAATGTAAATATATATGTTACATAGGTGTGATAAATAGATAAAATCTATAATATTATAAATATTTTCTATCGATGGCGAGGGAAAAATAGTCGCCTGTATTGTCACGCCCGAAAATGCCGTTATTTGCGTGTAGGGCGGCTTCTGTGGCGTTTTCTCGCTCTCGGTGGTGTAGTTGGTCATTTGGCACGAAATAACGCCTTAAAACGCAAATATGAGAGCCGTTTTGATTTTTCGCCGCCGCCCCCTAATCGCTGGAGAGTTGCACCAGCGGCGGGGGCTTCGGCTTTTGTGGCTTGGTGGGGTTTTTGCGTGGTAATCTGCCAATTTGGGCGCAATTCCTTTAACATTTGGTGGCGTTAGCCGTTTAACATTTGCGTAAACGATTGAGAGTGAGTATATTAGCACAAGCAGAATTTGACATTTAACATAATAATAGTTATATTTTTTTATTTTTTCTCCTGTGTGTGTTAAAAATGGGTGGGGTGGGGTGATGCTCTACTGCTCGCCTGCGTGTGTCCTTCCGTGATACTGGTGGGTGCGTGGCTGGTGTGCGCTGGTCAACCATCACGGGAGCCATGGCAAGGGCGAGGGAAAGGCTATGCACTCGATGGGACCCCCACATGCGTATGTGTGCGGCCCTCTTATAAAACTCTTGCACTATCCAAGATTTTTGGAAAACCCTTGTCTTGATTTGTCAGAGTGTGACGAATTGTCACGGCAAGGATTTTTATATATTCGGGTAGTACCTTTTTAGGGTGGTGTTGTTCGGATATATAAAATTTTGTTTTCGTTTTCGTTAAACACTTGTTAAGAATATTGTTAAATTCTGTCTAAATTTACGATTGGGAAATTTATCATTCCGAATGGGTTTTTTCACAGCAGTTGGGTTTAAACCCAAAATCAAAGAAAATGTATATTGTAGTAGTAGTAGTAAAATAATATAAAATATTTATTTATTATTTATTATATATATATATATAATCACTTAGTATATAAGAAAGAAAACTTAGTATATAAGAAAGAAAAGAAGTATAGAAGAAAAGAAAGAAATTATTTGTGAAAATTTGTGAAAAAAATAGGGGTGTTGATATGTCGTGTGTGCGCATGTGTTGAAAAACACGCCCCCAAGATTTGATATATACTCCAGGTACCCTTTCGTGTGGGTGGTGTGCGCGATTATATATATAAACAAAAACCAAATCTAAATCCAAATCTAAATCAGAGCCTGTTCCTCCGTTCTTGACTTGAATTGTTGGAAACGCGTTGTGTGTGCGCCTTTCTACATTTGTGCTGTTAATATTAAATCATACAGATTATGGGATTTCTATTAGGAGCGTTGGGGTTGGGGCTTGGTGCCGCTGGTTCGGCCGCCAACTTTATATCGCAGGCGAAGGAGGCTCGCAAGCGCAGGCGCGCGCTTGACGAGAGGGAGCGAGAGAACGAAGCGTGGTACAACCGCAAGTACAACGAAGTCGGCACCGAGTCGGCCTCGGCGCAGAGGGCCTTGACCGCCATGCGTGATGCCCAGCAGGAGAGAATGAACCGTGCCTCGGGCGCGGCGGCCGTTTCGGGCGCGTCGTCGGAGAGCGTGGCGGCGGAGAAGGCGGCGGCGAACAAGACGATAGGCGACACCGTGTCGGCAATCGCGGCGCGGGACGATGCGCGCAAAGAGCGTGTCGAGGACGAGTACAGGAGGGAGAAGCGCGCAATCGATAACGCACGTGACAACATCTCCCTGCAGAAGCAGCAGAATACGGCGGCGGCCACGTCACAGGCGTTGAACACCGTTGGCAACATCATCGCCCTCGGAGGCGAGATGGGCGGTTCGGGCGGCAAGAAGCCCGGTCAGCAGCAAGCGCCTACCGCCAAATACAACACGAGTGTTACGGCAAACGACATTCCGAAGGCTGGCTCTACAAGCCTTTTTGACCCCGATTACGACACGAATCGCAGGGGTGGCGAGCTCAACGGCTTTTGGAACAGGGATTACTATGATATAACTTAAAGAACCGATAGCAATGTCAAACAGGAAACCAAACGAAGAAATAGAGCCTGTTGTCGCAGGGCAGGTGGGCGACCAAAATGTTGATGTCAACAAAAAGGTTACGGCAGACGCTGGTGTAACTCCAGCCACACAGGCAGCAGAGCCAAAATCCGACCAAGCACCGCAAGATGCCGCACAGGGCGCACAGGTGGCCGCCACAGCCACGGTAACGCCAAAGGTGAGCGATTCCACTATACAGGCGGAAAACGAGGCTCAAAGGTCGCTCGGCGCGGCGGAAAAGACCACCGACGAAGCAAGGGGCGTGAAAGTCCTGCAAGGCTCGGTGTCGGAGGGCAATGTGGCTGGCGAGGTTCAGGCGCGGCAGGACGATGCAAACGACAAGGGCGCGGAGGCGGATGCGCACTGGGACGCGGAAACGCTCCGTAATGGTGGCGCGTATAAAAACATGCAAACCGTAGGTGCCAATGACGGAAGTTTCACAAGAGAGGATGCCGTACAAGTCGTAAAAGCCTTGGACGATGTGCGTGCGCAAAGAGGGTTGTCGCCCAACCAGAGACAGGCATACCAGTACGCTCTCGACTATCTTGACGGCAAGTTTGGCAACGACACCACGCAACCATCTCCACAAGAGAAGCAAGATGGCGACACCGTTGCCGTGGAGCAAAAAGTGGAGCCAAGTGTAGGGGAAACCAGTAAGTCGACCCCGACCGCCCAGCCGCAGGGAACGGCAACCGAAACGGAAACCGAAAAAGAAACCACCGCCAATGTGGAGCAGCCGAAAGCGGATGACAAGGGGAAACCAAAGGAAAGCGAAGAAGGCAAAGGCCGTTCGGTGGATACCGGTGTTGTTGACGCAAAGGGCAGGACTGCCGAGCAGGTGATAGAGGAAGAGGGCTACGAGCGCGACAAGGGCGGCAACAAGGTGAGGCCAAAGCCCGTGTCCTTCACACCTGCCGACAACTCGACATCACAATACGACAATGACTTGGCCGACTTGGAGAGGGAATACGCCAAGAAGGTCGATGAGGCCACAAGGAAGAAGGACGAGGCCTTGGAGAGGATAATGGACGACACAAGCACTATTTCCGACAAGGCGGATGCCATAGAGCGAATGGCGGCCGCGGACGAGGTCATCAAGCGTTACTCAAGCCCCGGCTACGCCAAGCGCATGCACGCCACAAAGATACTCGCCATGCTCTCCGACGCCCTTTCTGCAATCGGAAACGTGCTTACCGCCACACACGGCGGCGTGGCCATGAAGGTTGACAGCGCGTCAGAGAAGGTTCGGAAGGAGGAGAGGGCGAACGAGGCGGCCTTGCAGAAGCGCATAGACTACTGGACTAAACGCATGGAGAGCGCGAGAAGCAGCGACGCGAAGGCATCGAACTTCCTCCGCTCGCGCAACATGACATCCGCCCTCGAGGCGTACAAGGCATCCACAAGGCTCGCGAAAGACACATTCACATCGTCCGTGGGCGCGTTAAACAACAGGTACCGCCGAAGTGGCGATGCGCTCAAGGCGGCGAAGGCGACCGTGGACGCGCATAACAAGCGCGCGTATGACTACGAGAAGCAGAAGCGTGAGCAAAACTTCAAGCACAGGGAGAACGTGTACAAGGAGAGGCAGCAGAACAGGCGCACCGACAAGAACAACGCGACAAAGATAAAGACGCAAAACATGCGTAATCGTAACAAGAAAAAAGACGGGTTCAGTCTTTTTTAGTTAGTAATTTCATTATTCAGTAAAGATATGGCAAACGAGACAGACAGCGTATTCGCGGCAGACCAACAAAACGGCAAAGGGGAGTTGTACAGGCTCATGATGTCTATTTTGAAAGAGGGCGAAACGGACAAGCAGGAAACCGCCCAACAGCAGCAGACACCCGAAGTGAAGAAAGCGAAGGACGAGCCAGCCGCCCAGCAGACAGCAGTGGCTCAGACAGCAACCGAGCCACAGAGTGTTCAGCAACCAACCGTACAACCCCAAGAGCAACCGAAACAACAGGCGGAGCAGCCAAAGGGCGATGTGGAGCAACCTGCTCAAACCGTTCAACCTGTTCAAGGTGTTCAAGCAGATGAATTAGACGAAGACACAAAAGATTTGCTGGCGATAAAGAACCACAGCATCGATGATGCGAGGAAGTATGTCGAGCAACTCGGCAAGGAGGCGCAGACCATCATAGCGAGCGACATGAGCGAGGGAGCGAAACGCGAGGCGCAACAGAGGTACGAAAGCGCGGCAAAGGCGTTGAACGAAAGGATTGAGACCCATAACGCCGAGCAAAAGGCGGAGAACGAGAGGCTTCGCGCTGAGGCCGAGCGCAAGCAGGCGCAGGCCAAGAAGGAGCATGACGAGAAGTATGCCGACATCAACTATGTCTCCGACTGGATGGACGGCCACAAGGTGGACGATGAGAATAACACCATGCTCGCCTCGGAAGGCTTCAAGGAGGGCGCGGCAGCCGCGAGCGGAAAGGACATATTCGGCATAGCCAAGGCCGCCAAGGAGTACATATCGGAGAACACCGGCAAACTCTCTATCGCCGCCATCAACGACTATGTGAACGGCATGCTTGCCGCCAACAGGCTCAAAGAGAAGTATGGCGACAAATTTTCATACAACATCGAACCAATCGACAGCGTGGTGCTTGAAAACAAGGATATACCCGACAGCGTGAAGAATGAGTTCGTCAAAGTGCGCACACCGAGGGAGTTTGGCGACAACAACTACCAGTCAATTCTCGGCAACGCTGTTGACGACTTCGTCAGGCTGTTTGAGAAAGAGTACAAGCGCGAGCAGGGCAAGGTGGGTAAAAAGGCGATGGAGGACTACGACAACATCGATAAAAACCCATTCGCAGCCGCAGACGACAAGGACGCTGCACGAATGGTGTACGCCTCCAAAGTGCTTACCGGAGTGGACTTGAAGCCGATGATTGACCGTGCCTTCAACAGCATCCCAAAGGACAGGATGGCGGCGCTCACCCTCGCGCTCTCAAAGGATTTCGGATATGACGAGAACAAGGCGGCGGAGTATATCGCCAACGAGTTCCAGCGCGTGTGCCTCGCGCGTACTGGCGCGAAAGTGAACAGCGACATCGAGGCGGTTATTATCGGCGGTCTGATGAACACGCTCGTAGGCTCTATTGTGCAGGCGAGTATGCGCTCGACTGGCGGAGGCAACGGACTTACCCTGCTCGACGCATACAGCGCAAGCATTGACGAGCGAGCGAAAGAGTGGGCGAAGCAGGGCTTGGCTGGCTACGGCAAAATCGCATTGAGGTCGGCTACGACGATGGCGGGCGACTCTCCAGCGTTCGGTGGTATAGGCAAACTTGTCGGCAGCGGAACGAAATGGTCGCTGGTGAGACTTCTCCCACGCCTCTCCAAAGGCGTTACTCCAAAGGCTGGAGAGGCGGCCTTCAAAATGCTCTCTATGACCAATAGCGGCCGAGTGGTCATCGGTGTTGCGAACGGTGCGGGGCTTGGTGCGATATACAGTCCTGTGGCATACAGTTTAGGCTCGCTCGCCCGTGGTGTGACACCAGAGTTGGGCGAGGCGTTGAAAAGTTCGGCATCGGGCGCGGTTGATTTCAGTATGATGGGCTTCACACCGTCAATCATGAACTACGGGGCCGACAAGGTGCTTAAACTTTTCAACGGCACAGGCAAGGCCGCGACCGCGATAAGGGTTGCGACCAACATCGCCTTCAAGGACATATTCGGACCCGGCGCGAACGCCGCGCTCGTGACAGCGAAGGATGTGCTGTTGAGCAGCGAGAAGATTAGCGAGGACTTGAAATCGTACTATTTCGAGAAATTCGGCGAGTTCCTCGGTATGCACGTTCCCGGAAAACTCTCCAACATCAGACATATAGCCGACGAGTACAAGGTGAGGACGCAACTCAACGAGTCGGTGTTCACCAAGGAGGAACTGCGCTCGCTCGGCTACAAGAGCGTGAAGCAGATGTTTGACGACATATACGCACAGAACGGAAAGAACTCCCCCGGCTACTTCATGAAGGACGGAAAGGCCATCGCGAGCAAACTCTACGGCATCACCGTGAACCCGAATGTGCTTGAATCGGCGAAGATGAAACTGCTCACCGCCATTGGTGGCGGAGCGATAGCCACGCCGACCATCACAAGGAGCGAGATTGTGAGCGAGTATGACGAAAAGGGCAATGGGGTTTACACCGTAAGGACATACACCGCCGAAGGGAAGGCTTTCAGTGAGAGGGACTTTGGGTCGCTTAAAGACGCAAAACTCGAGGAAACACGCCTCGGCACCGTAATCAAGCGCAACAACGTGGCCATAGCGGAGGGTGCGAGAGACGCACAGTGGATGGACACATGCTCGGAGCGCGCGACACGAACCGTGCTTTCCGAACTCAATGGAACGGCCACCGAAAAGGAACTTACAGACATGCTCAAGACGGCGTTCGAGAAAGACAGGAACGGCGAGCAGTTGACCGATGGCGAAAAGAGGATGCTCAAGAGGTTCGACGAGGTGTACTTGCAAAACCTGCGCTCGGAAAATGCCGACAACTCAAGTTCGGTGAGGCGTGACTTCAACAAGAGCAGGGGCGTTGACATCGACAAGATACTCGCAAAGGACTACTACAAACGGAGCGAAAGCGAGAGAGAGGCTGTTGACGAGTACATAAAGGCACTCAACGGTGAGAACACGGCAAAGGATATGCCATCAGAGCAGACCGAGCCGCCAGCCCCAAACGAGCCGCCAGCAGAGCCAGCCAACGAGCCACCTGTGGTAGAGGCGGAGAAAGGCGGACAGCAAGAGGTGGCCGTTCCAGAAAAAGAAGCGGAGAAACCGAGCGAGGAAACCCCAAGCAAAGATGGTGTGGGTATCGAGGACTATATTAAAATCAACAAGGCGGACGATGAAACAGCAAACGACATCAGGGAAGATGCCGAGAACTACACCGATGAGGTGGACGCTCTCCGTTCGGAATCGGAGCAGGCGGTAAAATACTCCAATGGCGAGAGTTTGGAGAGGCCAGAACACTGGGACTACTGGAAGGAGAAGTTCGGATTGGAGGAACCAAAGGCAAAAACTGAGGAAGATGTGCGGCCCATGGAAGAACCAAAGGCCGACAGCGAGCCGATTGAGCCAGCAGACAAAAAACCCACCGAGCAACCGAAAGAGCCAAAGGCTGAAGAAAAGCCTATTGAGGCACAAACCTCAAAAGAGGAAGCCAAGGCAGACACGAAAGCCGAAGTGGAGCAAGCGGCTGAAACCGAACCTGTGGAAGAAACCGGGCAGGAGCAACCAACGGTTGACCAACTCAACCAGTATTTCTCGCATGTGCATCTCGGCCACGAACTCACAGAGAAAGACTTGGGCGACAAGGCGAGAATGGAAATGCTCACCAAGCAATTCCTTTCCGACAAGGAGCAGGCCATCAAATACTCGAACGGTGAGTTGAGCGAGAAGCCAGAGGGTTACGCATATATGAAGCAGATGTTCGACCTAAAAGACCCGGTTAAGCAACCGAAAGGTGAAGAAACCGCATACAAAAAAGGCGAAGAACTTGTTGTGGAGCATAAGGGCAGCCCTATGACCATTGTTGTCGATGCCGTTGGCAAGAGCGGTGATGTAACCAAGTCGCATGTGAAGTCAAGCGGAGAGCCGTACCACTCGAACGGCAAGGTGGTGTTCATCCCAAAGGAGAAACCACAGGAACAAACCGTAAGGGATTGGGTTGACGATACGGCATCAGAGGCGAGAAAGCGAGGCTACAGGATTGTGAACGGCCAGAAGGTCGAGCGTCAAAGTGCGCTTTCGGAGGGTACCGATGTGGTTTATGGCGATGAGCATACAACCAAATTCTCCCAAAACGACAAACCGACAACAAGGTTTGCTGTTGTCTCGGCAAAGAAGGTGCAGCCAAGCCATATCCGCGGCCAGCGAAACCCGGCTTTCTTCAACGACGAGGGACAACCAAAGAACCGCACCGACCAAGTGAGTGTGGCACGAGAGGAGGAAATCGCGAAAAACATCGACCCAGAGGAAATCACCTTTGGCGTTACCGCATATCAGGGCGCACCGACAATCAACAGCCGTGGAGAGGTGATACAGGGCGACAACCGTGCGGCCGCTTTAAGGGAGATGTACAGCGGCGGCTACGGCATGTCGGCAAAGAAGTACAGGCAGTTCCTGAAGGACAACGCGAAGATGTTCGGTTTAACCCCAGAGGATATTGACAGGATAGATGACCCCGTGCTTGTGAATGTGGCGGATGTGACAGATGCCGAAGCGATACGCCTCGGCCAGTTGAAGGCGACCGACAACGAGAGTGGAGGCGTGCAGTTCATCGAGCCGAAGCCAACTGTTCAAAAACTTGTCGGGGCGAACAAGTTGACAAGGTTCATGGACACCCTTCTCGATAGCGAAAACCCAATGGACTCGATAAAAGACCTCATCAGGAAGAACGGTGTGAAGGCGTTGAAGTTTATGCGTGATATGGGAATCATCAACGAGACGCAGTACAACAGCGCCTTCAACGCAAAGGACACGCTTTCAAGTCAGGCGAGAAGCGATTTGGAGGGTGTTATACGGCACGCAATGTTTGACGGTGGCCCGACTGGCATAGAGGAGATGTTCGACCTCATGCCCGACGCGGCGCAAAAGGGAATACTCGAAACCATCGCAAGGGATTTCAGCAGCGACGAGCAGTCGAGAATCAAGCCGATTATCCAAGAAAGCATACTTGCGTACCACAACGCCGTATCGACATCGAAGGAGTTCGCCAACGCAAAGACGGCGGAGCAAGCCGCCCGCGCCATGAGAAATTACGCGAGGCAGGTGCAATTAATTGGCGAGGAACAGGTGCTTCCTGAAAAATATTTCAGTAAATTTGCACTGTTGCTTGCCGAGAGATACAGGGCGTACAGCAAACTTTCCATAAAGGCCATGTTTAACGAGTTGTATGACAAGCTGCAAGGCGTTTCGGAAAGTTCAGGCGACCTGTTCGCCGGTGAAGTGGCGGCAGAGAAATTAAACATTAACGAAGCATTTAAAAAAGTATTCAATTATGGCGATACAGAGTTACCAAGAGGCGATGTTTTGGGTGACACAGCTCGAACTGGCGAAAAAGGGGAACCAGGAAGTGAAGGAGGCACTGGAGGCCGAGGACAAGATAAGGCAGGAGAACGGGGAGCCGACCGTCAAAGAGGAACTGACGGAGCTGCTGAAGAAGGCCCAAACTCCCTAATCGGTGCGGCCAGCAAGGTTGCAGACAGGGAGCGTGTGAACTCACGCCTGAAAGACTTGTCGGAGCGAGCCAAGACAGCCAAGACTGACGAGGAAAGGGCGCAGGTGGCAAGCGAGCGAGCCGAAGTGGTGAGCGAGTATGTCAAAGGCGAGAAAGGCAGGAGCGTGAGCGTTGTGCCAACACAGGACGCGCTTGCCGATGCCGTGGAGAGCCGTGACCTGAAAACCGAGGTCAGACAGCACACCGAGAGTGGCGACCTGCTTAATGGCGTGTACGACAAGCGCACAGGCAAAATCCATATCGTGGCCGAGAATGTGGAAACGGCAGACGATATTGACGCGGTGTATATCCACGAGAGCAGCCACAAGTATTCGAGGGAGGTTGACAACAACCGTGCGGCTGGTGAACTCGTTGACAACAACACCACCGAGGAACTTGAACAGGCTTTGCGTGAGGTGGCTGGCGACGATGTGGCCAATGTGTATATGGCGTGCAAGCCGGACAAGGGAGAGTTCGCATACCGCCGTATGCTCGCAGACGAGATACTCGCATACTCTTGCGTAAAGCGGAACGCTGGCGAGAAAACGGGTATAACAAACGAAAAGATTAACAATCAAACAAAACAGCATTATGAAAAAGTTGGCGATTACTTTGGAGGACGGAAGCGCGATGGTGGTAAGTCTGACCGAGGAAAGACTGAAACAGGTGAAGGAGTATCTCCAGAGCCATCCGCAGGCGAGCATGGGCGAGGCGGTTCGAATGACAGGGAAGAAGAAGGAATAGACAGCGGCGGACTTTTCTCGGTATCGGGCAAAAGGGAGTTGAAAGACAACACGCTCATGCCAGACAGCGAGAAGCCCAAATGGCTAAAAAAGACAAAAGCAAGCAGCGGTGACGGCGAGGAAATGACCCTTGGCGAATACTACGACACGCTCTACGGCAGACGAAGGAGAATGATGCCGACAATTTCCCCACTACTTGAAAGCGCGAAGGAAAAAATCACCGATGACGGCCATTTGGCGGCGAACGACATATACGGCAGAGTTGTTTCCGATAACATGTTTTTCGACAACACGGGAGAATTGTCGAGATACAAGGACTGGCTTTTAGGTACGCTTGAAAAATCCCCTTCAAAAACCCTTAAAGAGGAAATCCTAAGGGAGATTGAATATCTCAACCAGCAGTACACGCACTGGAACCTCGCACGGAAAGGACGGCTCGTGGAAGGGTTTGGCGTGTATGGCGACTTTGCGAGGGAGTTCGGCATATCAAAGGAGACAAGGGAGATAGCCAAGCGCAACGGAATCGATGTTGACGAGGTGTTCAAGGACGGAAACGGTGGCTTCTTCTCCATTGCTGGGCGAAATGCGAATGGTGGAAACTCCGGGTATGACAGCAAGCACTCCGAGATAGAGCAGGCCGTAAACAGGGAACTGGAAAAAAATTCCACCTCTGACGAGATAAAAGCCGAGATAGACAGGGTGAAGAAACTCCGTGCGGAAGCCACGAAGGAGTATCTTTCAGGCAAACCACACTCCGAGGTGGCAAAGGGTGACGCGACCGCATTGCGCGAGAGGCTGAACGAACTCAACGCCAAAAAGACCGTCGCCGTGGAAAACGAGCGCAGCGCGAAGTTGACGGAAAAACTCGCAGACCTCAACTCAAAACTTATCGAGGCGACCGAGAGCGGCGACACGGAAAAGGTCAAAAGCCTCACCACCGAGATAAAGAGACTGAAGACCGACATCGGAAACACCGGCATCCGCTCAAGGTACAAGGCGAAGATTTCGGAAATCAAGTCAAAGAGCGAGAATGTTTCCGACTTGGCGAAATCACTTGTGAAATACATCAGCGGAGAGTTGTCGCCAATACTCGCGAAGGAGATGGGCAAAACGGAGTTCAACGCCCTTGTCAGAAGCGTCCGCGACATCGCTAAGCAATGGAACGCGAAAGACGGAACGGAGCAGGACAGGAACAACCTCGCAACCAAACTTGACGACACGATAAGGAAGGTTGACGATGTGATAGTGGGCATTGAAACAAGGAAACTCATCAACGACCTTGCCGACATGCTTTCCGTCAAGACAACAAAGAAGGACAGCAGCGGCAAGAAGATAGGCGTAAAGGTGAGCAACACAGCAAGGATAGCCATTGAAACACTCAAAGGCATGTTCCGTGGTTTTAATGGAGAGTTCGGCAACGGATTGAAGTCGCTTGTGAAGTCGCTTGACGGAATGCTCGCAAAGAAAAAGTCGCTGCAAGGCAGACTGAAAGAACTTGAACTCTCGAAGGCCAGCGTAAACGAACGCCTGAACAGCGGCGCAATCACCAAAGGCGAGTACGACGCGGAGATTGAGGCCATCAACAAAGAGCGTGACGATGTGAAGTCGGAAATGGCGAATTTCGACACAGTGTTCAGCGACGCGCTCTCGGAAACCAACGATGCGATAGACGCTGCCGTTCCAAGGTCAACAGAGGAATACGACAAGTTATGGAACAACCTGATGGCAAAACAGCAGGACGAGCAGGACGGTGTGGCGCAAATGTCGGCACACGACAAGGAGATGTTAAAAACAATGCCGTTTGTCCGCTCTCTTGTTGATGTAAGGGAACTGTTTGCTGAGGCCGACAAGTCACAGAGCAGGCTAAAGGCACTTGAAGAGCAATGGAAAAGCGATGCACCGACACCTACCGACACCGAGATGGAGGCCGCCAACCGCAGGGACAGGAGATTGCAGACCGCACTCAAAATCAGAGAGGAGAGGGCGAAACTCTATGCCGCTAAAGATGCGGCACGGAAGGCGTTGAGGGATTTGAACAACGATGTGAGGTCGCTTTTGAAAATCGGGAAAACGCAGTACATGGCCCAGCAGCAGGAGCGGCTGGAACACAGGAGCGAGGTCGCCCATATCGGTATCACGGCTGTTGACACCGGAAAGGAAAGACCCGCTGGCGTAAAGGGTCAGCAGGAGGCCAAAGAGAGCGAGGATAAGTCGGTTGGCGTGTTAAGGAGGTTGTGGAACTGGGTATTCCTCGCGCCGACCGAATCGGCTGAGAGCATGTTGAGCCGTGTGGATGTGAACCATTTCTCTGGCGAGGGTGAACTCTACCACCTGATTATGGAGAGCGAAAGGGGTTACTCAAGGTCGGAGGATAGGCGGATTGAGTCGGTCGAGGGTCTGCGCTCGGAGATACAGTCAAAGTGCAAGGAACTGTTCGGCTCAAAGAAGCCAAAGGACGGCAACAAGAGGATTAAATTCACACAGACACTTTCAGGCGAACCAGTACCGGCGGAGGTGACAAAGGGAGAGGCGTTGTCTTTGTACCTGTGGAGCCTAAGCGAGGAAGGCAGGGCTAAACTCGAAAGCCAAGGGATAGACGCATTCTCCATTTCAGAAATCAAAGCCGGGCTTGGCGAGAACTGGGTCAAGTTCGGTGAGTGGGTAGTCGGTGACTTCCTGCCGAAACTCTACGACAAGTACAACGGGAAGTATATGGAGAAGTACGGCACCGAAATCACGCGCCACGAGAACTATTTCCCGTTCAAGATTTACGGTGGCGACATCGTGACAAAGGACGAGTTGGAAAGTTTCGACAACGGCAACACAATCCCGATGCCAAGCGCGCTTAAAGAGCGAGTGAAGCACAATTACCAGTTGAGCACAACCGAGGACGCGCTGAAAATCCTTAACGAGCATGTTGCCGAAATGGAGGACTGGTACCACTTCGCCGATATGCGCGAGGATATTTCGATACTGTTGAGTTCGCGCGCTTTCCGCGAGACGCTGAAACTGCAAGGGGCGAACAAGTGGAGGAAGTTCAGGGACGCTATGCACACCCTCGCTGGTGTCGATAAGCACGACGAGAGCGTGACATCACAGGTGATAAACGAGGCCCAAAGCATGTACGCAAGTTCGGCCGTGGGTTTCAGGTACTGGACTGCCTTAAAGCAGCTACAGTCAATGATCGCCGGTGTGAACTACTCCTATAACCCACGATTTCAGGCAAGGCTTTTCGCAAACATACTCATGCCGGTAGGAACGGAACTACTCGCAGGCAAGGTGAAGAACGCGGAAAATACCTTTGCCGGTATGGTCGGCTCGTGCTATTGGGCGTGGAAGAATCTGCCGCAGTTCAGAGAGCGTTACCGCAACGGCAAGATGGGTAACATCATGCTGGAGTACGAGTCGGTGGTAGGCAACAGCAACAGCCTGTACAGGTGGATAAAGAAGAATGTCTCCCAAAAGGGCCTTTTCCTGAACCAAGTGTTCGATGCGACCGCCGTGGCCGTGTACTCAAAGTCGATATACGACTACGAGTTCGCAAGGTCGATACGCAAGGGCGCGACAAAGGAGGATGCCCACAAGTACGCCATGACATGCGCCGAGACAAACTACAACAAGACGCAGCAGTCAAGCGGCCGAGCCTATGTTTCCAAGATGCAGGTAAGCGGAAACCCTATCGAGAAGGGCTTGACCACATTCCAGACTGCATCACTCGGCTTTATGCGCAAATCCATCAACGACATCAACGACATACAGCGCGCGTACAGGCTGTTGAGGCTCGGAAAGGAGAAACCGCTTCACAGCATAAGCAAGGGCGCGAAGGCCACCGTTGACCTGCTTTGGGACGGCGTGATCATGCCAGCGTCGTGGAACCTCATCAATGTTATCGGTGTGGCGGGCTTCTACTATGGGGCGAAGGCTATATTCAACGCGCTTTTCGGAAGCGACGACGACAATGCGCCCATGAAGGACTCGACAGGCAAAACCGCTCTTGACAGGTTTATCGAGGGTCACACTGGTGATGTCGCGTTTGCCACAATCTCCGCACCGCTTCAAGGCACCATCCTCAACAACTTGGTGAACTCGGCATGGTCGGGCTACGGAGGGTGGACACCGACAATGGCCGAGGGCGCAATCAGCGAGGTGCTAAGAAGCGCGGGCGAAACCCTGAAAGGCTACAAGGACAGCGACAGTTTAAGCGACTACATCGAGGACTTGGACGAGGATGCCACAAAGTACACCATCAAGACCGTGCTGTACGCGTTGTTCAGAGGATATACCGGTATAGACATGAAGACCGTGGAAAGGTTCTACAACGCCTTCTACGACTACAAGGTAAAGGGTAGTTCGCTGAACCTCATCAGCGTAGCCAACTTCCTTTCAACCCCAATGTCAAGTATGCGTGACCACGAGGCGAAAGACTACTACCTCGGCGCATACGGCAAGACGAGCGAGACTGCCAAAGACCTTGAGGACTACATCGTCAAGCGAGCATACGCAGACGGGAAGATATTCAAGAGGGAGGTGGAAAGCGGAGGCGCAAGAGGAAAGGTGGCCGAACTGTTCCGCTCGCGTGCCTTCAAGCGCGACCTGAACAAGTATGTTGACGAGTGGACGGAGTACCACATCAGAGACGCTTCCGACGCAGCCGACTATCACGACGAATGGCTCAAAAACCACGAGAGGAAAGAAATCATTCGGAAAAACAGGGAACTCGAATACTCCGACGAGCAGGCGAAGCAAAAGACAGACTCGCTTAAACTCGCACTCGGATATGAGCAGAAGAGCGGCAACAGCGAGCGAACCTTGAGGTATAACCTTGTTCACGGCATTCTCCGCCAAATCAAGAAGAAACTGACAGGTGGCGACAATGATAGGAAAGAGGCGTTCGCGCTTATGAGGGAACTCGAGCTCATAGACAAGATTAAAGGCCACACCCACTCCGATTATGTGAAACTCGCGGAAAAGGCAGGTGTCAACGATTTCCAGATGATACCCAAAGGCGTTTCTGAGAGCGGCAAGTATGTGAACAAATCGGACATTGACAACGGCACGGTTGCGAGAGGCGATGTGAAAGGCTCATACGGAATCATTGCAACGGCGGACGATGTGAAAGCCGATGCGAGGTTCAGGAAACTGCAAGACGGCAGCGATAAGCAAAAGGCCAAGGCGAAAGAGGTCATGAAGATGTACTCCGACGGTGACATCAGTTACCAAGACGCTTACAGGCGAATGACCGACATTGGCGACGGCCTTGTGACTGCCGTATATGCAAGCGAGGCCGACAGGCTGATAAAAGACCTGAAAACGAAACTCACAAAGGCTGTAAAGGCTGGTGACGACAAGGCCGCCGATGCCATAATGGAACAAATTCGCTCCATCAGAGGCAAGGTTATCGACGGTGATATGAAACCGAAGGAGGAAGTGGCGAAAATGCTGTTGAACTCCATTGAGTAGCATGACTTTGTAATATACCACAACCCACGGTGGCGGCATCACAGAAGGTGTCGCCACCGCTGTTTCCAATCCTTTCCAGTATTGCAAACATTGGAAAGGATTGTGCGGTATGGGCTTATGTTGAATTGTTGGAACAACACCGAAACGATAAAGGCATTACTTTGCCGAAAAAGTTTTTATCTATGGCCATAAATAAGAACAGGAGCAAAATCAGACTACGCTCACGGCTTACCGTAAACTCCAAGGAATCGGCAAAGACTATCGATTCGGTGAAGTACATCAAGGACGGCAACCGCGAGATTGACATATTGATGAAGGCGCAGTCGTGCTATGACGCGCTTTACGAGTTCAGGGAGAGCGCGAGAAGGAACTACCGCTATGTGATTGGCGACCAGTGGGGTGACGAGATATGGCAGAACGGCTGCCGTTGCAAGGAGCGCGACAGCATCGTGGCGCAAGGCAATGTGCCACTGACGAACAACATGCTCAATCGTCTTGTGCGTGTGCTTGTGGGCGTGTGGAGGAAGCAGAACAAGATACCTGCCTGCTCCGCCAACGACCCCGACGAGAAGGGCGCGATAGACCAGTTGACCGTGGCAATCAAGAGCATCTACGACCTCAACGACAAGAAGGGGCTTGACGCGGAGGGGCTTGGTAGGTTCCTGATCACGGGCTGGGCGATGCAGAAGGCCGTGTGGGATATACACGGCGGAAGCCAAAACGTGTGGATAAGCAACGTGCCGAACTTCGAGTACGCTTTTTGGGACACCAACATGGTTGACAGCCGCGGTTGGGATTTAAGCATTATAGGCGAGATTCACGACATCACATTCAGCGAGTTGTGCAGGACTTTCGCGCACAGCCAACAGGACTACGCAAAACTCGACGCGATATACAACAGGTGTTCTGATATGGATACGGTGCGCGAGTTCAACAGCCAGATGTGGAACGGCAAGGAAAGCCACTCGGCAGACTTCTACGTTCCAAAGGACAGGTCGCTTTGCCGTGTGATAGAGGTGTGGACGAAAGAGCGGAAGCCCAAATACCTTTGCCAAGACTGGGCTCAGGAGGAGAGCGACAAACTGTTCGAGATTGACGAAAAGGACAAACCGCTTTACGACCTCATCAACAGCAACAGGATAGAGAACGCGAGAAAATGGAACACACAGCACCCCGACGCGCCGATAGACCTTGACGATGTGGCGTTGATAGAGATGAACTGGATAATGTCTGAATATTGGTATGTGCGCTATCTCTCCCCATTCGGCGATGTGCTTGACGAGCAGGAGTCGCCATTTGAGCATGGCGAGCATCCGTATGTGATGAAACTGTACCCGTACACGAACGGTGAGGTTCACTCCTTCGTCGCCGACCTTATAGACCAGCAGAGGTATATCAACCGCCTCATATCGGTAAACGACAAACTGCTCCTGTCGGCGGCAAAGGGTATTCTGCTGTTCCCGATTTCGCTTGTTCCAGAGGGCAAGACACCCGAACAGATTCAGAGGGAGTGGACACAGAGCAACGCCGTGATGTTCTACGACGACAAGGCGAACCCGGCAAGCATGGCACGGCCCGAACAGGTGGCGAACAGGTTGACCAATATCGGCACGGCTGACATGCTCCAACTTCAAATGAACATACTTGAAGAGGCATCGGGCGTTAACAGCGCGCTTCAAGGAAAGCCCGGATTCAGCGGACAGAGCGCGGCACTCTACGCACAGCAGACACAAAACTCGTCTGTGGCAATTCTCGACCTTTTGGAATCATACAATCAGATGATGACCAACGTGGCAAGAAAGGTGCTGAAACTCGTTCAGCAGTTCTATACACAGAGGAAAAGGCTGACTATTGCAGGCTCACAGGAGCCAATCATCTACGACCCTGAACTTTGCGGCGACATCGACGCGGATGTGACACTTTACGACAAGGACGACGCACCGAACGCCAACAGTGTAAGTCCTGACCTGCTCACCATGCTCTTGAACCGTGGCGACATTGACGGAAGGCAGTATGTTGAACTTGGCGACTGGAACTTCAAGCAAAGGGTGCTCCGCGCGATGGAGCAGACAAGGCAGGCGCAAATGGAGCAACAGGCGCAGATGGCGCAAAGCGGACAAGGGCAACAGCCTTCACCACAGCAAGAAAAACCGCAAAGTGTTCCGAGTGACTACGAGGGAATGGTTGACAACGGCACCGTGGCACAGCACAACGCCGAACGAATCCTAAACCAGTATGACCTGCTCTCGCCAAAGGAGGCGACAGAGCGAATGAGAGAGCAACAACAAAACAAGAATAGCGATGAAAAAGATTGACATCAAAATCCCGTGCAGGGAGATAATGAAAAGCATCGCCACTTGGTCATACACCATAGGCGAACTGATGAGCGACGAGCAGATGAAGTTGAGGCACACCGTACAGGGGGCGACAGACTTCGGACACGCATCGCTCATCAAGGAGGCTCTTGATATGGCGTGGGTGGAAATGCTCGACGCATTAAGCGCGTACACCGTGGCGCACGGCTGCTGCTGCGGCCATGACGATTGCGACTGTGGCGAGAGTGTGCATAACGACAGCGTGGAGTATGAACTTTGCGGCGACACGATAGACATGCACGACTACAACGTGAGCCTGCAATTCCCAGACGACATCTATCCGCAGATGGGCTACAAGATAGCCGTGACCGTGAAGCAGTACATGCTCATGAAGTGCCGTGCGCAATGGGAGACACTTGTGGGTCGCGACCCTTCAGCGAGCGAGGTGGCGGCACAGAGCGCAAGGTCAAGGCTTAAAGTGACAATCAACACGAGAATACCCATTGGCCACACAAATGACGAATACTCTAACTATCTAAAATTTTGACGATATGGCGAAAAAGGAACTGAACGAGGAAAACCTCGGCAAACTGATAGACATACGCGACATGAAGAAGTGCCTTGCGGAAATGGAGCCGGGCGACCGTGTGAAGGCGTATCTTAAACTCATGGAGTTTGTAGTGCCTAAAAAGCAGAGCATAGCGCAGGACATCAACGCAAATGTGAAGGACGATGCGGAGATGCTTGTGTCGAAACTCGCTGGCACATTCACCGAATAACGGTAACAAGAAAAAAGAGCAGCGGCACGCATATTGTTCGTGCCGCTGTTTTTGTGTGTATATAAATCAGAACTGTGATTCGTTAAGCCAGTTACCGCCGCCGAATATGAACCTGTTGTCGCTGCTATTGTCCTTGACCTCCCTCGGTATGGGCATTGTAGAGGAGACATACAAGCCGATAGCGCGGCACATCAAGCGGTCGTCGTGGTAGCCGGTGGCGGCGTTTGCCGCACCCTTCTCGTCACGCTGGTAAACTCCATATTCAGCAAGGGCCTCCACCTCCCGCTCCGTATATCCGTGCGTGTTGATGAGCATCTTCAGGTGGTCTATAATCATCTCCTTTGACGAGCGGCTCGTGAAGAAGCCCCACTCGCGCGCCCTTCCCTCGCGGATTTTCTCTGGCGATGCCTTGCGTGTGTACATGTTGCGGTATATGCCGCCTATCGTGTCGAGGATAAACTGGGCGTGGTCGCCCTCGGTCTTGTTGTAGTCCTGAATGTATGTGTTGGCCTCGGGAACAAGAAGCGCGTCGTTGTAGAAGGTGGCTATCTGCAACATCTTCCACGCCAGCAGCTCGTGCCGTATGTGTCCGTGCCACTCCGCCACAATCTCATCGTTCTCACCCTCGGTGCGCCACCATCGGTCAATGACGACAATAACCGAATAGTCGCTCTTTGAACTCACACCGCCGACATCAACCGACACCACATAGCGGTCCGATGCCATGAATGACTTGTCGGGCAGTTCCCACACACGCAGACACCCCTGTGTGTCGTCAACGAATTTGAGGTTGGAAAGGGAGCGAGGGCCGCTCACATCGTCACCCATAACCTCGCCGAGCCTTCGTGGAGAGCAGCAGTCCTTCCTCAACTTCTCTATCCTGTACTTGTCGAATATCGCCTGACCGGAGTGTGCGAACGCCTCAATATCGTCCGAAGGGAACTCCGATGCCATCGAGTCGTGGTTGCGGAACTCCCTGCGCTTGTTCATATACCAGTTGATAGCGTCAAGGCTCGCCCCCATTTCCCACAGTTTCCAAATGTAAGAGCCGGGCTCCTCGCGTGGTGATTTCGTCTCGGTCTTGTCCTTGCACTTGAAAATCTTCTCGGCAAAGGCTCGGCGCTCCGCATCGTCAGCGAACGGACGGCGGTAAATCTCGATATAGTACCAAGGGATAAACACCGGGGTGCGGCCGCTCCAGCCGTCATTCTCTGGCTTCTTCGCATCGAGCCACTCGTGGTGGAAAAGGTTGTTCTCGCCTTTCGCCGTTGACTCCATCACATTCATCGCAAGCGGAGCATCGGGGATTGACGCGGAAATGGCCTGAATCAAATCCTCTGGGGTCTTGCCCTCTGTGGTGCGGTAAAGACCGACCTCGGAATAATGCACCATAGACACGTCACCGGCACGCACAGAGTCGGGCGACTGCATGGAGCCGATAGATATAACCACATCACGCACGGGCTTCTTCGACTGCGTTATGGTGTAGTCGGTTCGGGAGCCCGAATACGGTGTCAGTGCCATCTTGCCCTTGTCGGGAATACCTAAAAGCGAGGGTGGGAAATCACGAATCATCTTATCGTACATCGCCTTGATTTTCAACGCCGCCGACGACTGGTGCGCCACGATGGCGGAGTACCATCCCTCCTTGTGCATAAGTTGAATCCATGCCATGTAGTTTTGGGTCAGCGTGGAGCCGCCCCATTGCCGTGCCTTCAGCACGATAACCTTTATCGGCTTGCCCTGCGAGCGCAACTTCTCGAACACGCCGCAAAGTATTCGCTGCGGATAGTTCAGCACGAACTTCACATTGCTTCCGCCCTTCTTTGACTTGATGGAGACAAACGAAGCGGCATAGAAGGGGAAATCGTATTTGGCACGCAGCTTTATCAATTCGGAAAGCACCATCTCGTCCTTCCCCTCCATACCGTTCTGCTTGCAAAACAGCCTTATAGAGCCGCACTTGTTCAGTTCCCTCACAAGTTCGTTGCCAGCAAGTTCACGCGGAATCCACCACTTGTACTCCACACCCTGCTTCACACGGAGAAAAAAAGGCACCCTGTCGCCAACCGAGTTGTAGCCCGTAATCGGGTCAAACGTGGACTGTAAGGCCTTGTTGCGCTCATCGTCCTCGGCAAGTATGGCGTTGACATTTTCACGCAAATCCTTCTTTGCCCGCAAAGTCCTCTTTTTCTTTTCAAGAGCCTCTGGCGAGTGCATCTTCTTCCTGTCCTCGTCGTTGTACCTGTGGTTAAACGGTGTGCCCATGGCGTGCTGTCTTTAAAATCCTGTAATAGACGAAACCCAACACGAGCGGCACGATATGGACGCACCAAGACGATGGCTGCACCACCGTGCATATCGCCGTCGCGACGGCCACACGGGCATAATTCCCCCTTGTCGGATATGCCGAAAGAAGAAGCCCGGTGATGGTGAATATGATTCCCGATGTGCCTTGAAACGGAGTTGGAGACAGGTACATGCCTACAGTGGCGGAAACAAGCCCGACCAAGAGCATGTGCGCGTTTGACATCGGGCGGTTCACAAGCATCGCCCACAGGCAATAGCAGCACAGGAACAGGTGGAACACGTTGCCGTGCATGAAGATGTTGAAAAACGGGACACTTGTGTACTTCACACCGCTTGCGATTTCAAGCGAGTAGATGAACACAAGCGGGAATATGACTATTTTTCTGATGTGCATCTGCATTTCTTTCTCTTGTTTATGGTGTTGTAGATGTATTTTTTAGCGGTCTCGAAAGTGAGGAAGAACCGTGGGGCCTCCGAATACACAACCCTCTCGATATTCTGGACAGAGTAGTCGCCGCCGCACCTGCACATGATGTGGGCGAACATTGACAGGCGGCTCGCCCTTGTGCCTTTTTTCGTGTACTCCTTTCCGCGCCGCATCGCGCTTATGCGCTTGAAGGCGTTCTCGGGTGAAGTCCAATATCTCGAACATGGCGTGTCGATAGCGAGGCGCACAGACTCGTCTGTGCCGTAGCCCATCGTGAGGTACGACAGGAAAACCCTCAACAGCTCATTGTCGCGCTGCTCGCCATAGTCCAACTTCCTCGCTTTCATATGATAAAGTTACCAACACTTTGTGAATTGTTGGAAATCAGTAGTGTCGTATATGGGTTAATTTCGTGAATAAATAATAGCGTGTATCTATATGGAGAACGAGAAAAATATTGAAAATCAAGAAGTTGTGTCCGCAAAGAAGAAGTGGGACGACAATTTTGCAAAACGCCATGCCGACATTGACCCCAGCGATGAGGAAGCCTACTACGGGGCGATTAACGCGGACTATGACGATTTTGACAGTCGTGTGAAATCCTACGAGGAGGACAACGAGAAGATTGCGCAGATGCTGAAAAAGAACCCCGCTTTCGCGCAGATGCTTGTCGAGGCGCACAACGGCGGCAACCCTTGGAAGGTGCTTGCGAAGATTGGCGGCGAGCCACTCATCGAACTCATGAAGGACCCGGAGAACGAGGAACTCGCCAACAATGTGCTTGACGGCATGAACGAGTACGCCAAGAGTGTGAGCGACAGGGAACTGCTCGAGAAGGAGCAGCTGGAGAATATCGGCCCGTCGATTGAGGCGATGCTCAAGGTGGCGGACGAGAACGCGATGACAGACGAGCAGACCAACGAGATGTACTCGCTTTGGGACAGGATTCAGGAGGGTGCAATCAAAAACAAGGTCGACAAGGACATTTGGCAGATGCTCGCAAAGGCTGTGTTGCACGACGAGAATGTGTCGGCGGCCGAGACCGAGGGCGAGATGCGTGGCAAGAACGCCAAGATGCAGGTGGAGAAGAACCACATCATCAAGGGCGCGTCACCAAGCATGTTGCGAGGTCAGGGCGGCGGCCCAAGGGAGAGCGGAGCGGAAAGGCGAACACTTTCGAGCGAACTCGGCAACTCCATCTGGGACCGTGACAACGAGAAGGAATTATAGTAAACAAATCAATATACAAGTATTTTAAGCATTATGAAACACGAGAAAATTAAGAGTTTAGTGTCATTCATCGGCCAAGTGCTGATGATGGCTGTGGCTGTGTTTGTCGGCGGTGGCGTTGGCCTTGCCGCGGGTGTTGCGGTTACTGACACACCGGAAGCAACAGTTGTGAACCCAACCGAAACAACTGAAACCGCCGCTGGTGGCAAGGCGGTGTTCCCCGAGCAGTCCGTCACCACCGTTCAACAGGCGGCACCCGAGGTTTACGAAGACCAGTACGACAAACTGCTCACCAAAATCCGACCAGTGCGCACGCCTATCGACCAAATCAGCCGTAGGGCGGCGAGAAGCAAGAACGTGAAGTCGATGGAGTTCAAGTTCGGCACCATCGACTACCTTCCAATCAAGACCACCGTCAGCGCACAGGTGACAGTTGAGAAGGCGAAAATCTCGGAGGCGTTCACAATTGTGCCAAGCAAGGTGAACATCTTCAACCGCCGTGATGTGATTATCGTAAAGGATGTGAAAGGCCTTAACGACGAGGACCTGAAACTTTGGGTGCTCGACCGCGACAAGAACACCAGCATTTCAGTTATCGCCATCAACCCAAAGGACGCGGTACTCACCATTCCAGCCAACAAGGAACTTATCCGTATCGCCAAGGCTTGCGCTGAACTCGACAGTCAGGCACCAGGCTACGCAATCCTCCCTGTGACTGGTGACCAGTATTGCCAAAAGTTCATGGCGCAAGTCGAGCAGTCGACCATCGACAAACTCACCGCTAAACGCTTCGACATCACTTTGAGCGACCAGGAGGAAGCCGTGCTTGCCGACATGCGACTTGGCATGGAGGGCGCGTTCATCTTCGGCACAAAGGCCAAGTTCCTCGACCCCGACACCAACCGCTATGTGTGGACTACACAGGGCATCTGGAACCAGGTGACAACCGAACACACCTATAAGGCGAAGAAGAACTACTGGACTATCCCACAAATCATCGACCTCTCAAAGAGCGTGTTCACAGGCTCTGGCGCGGGCAAGAGCGACAAGCGACTTGTGATTTGCGGCAGCGAACTGCTCGCTGAACTTGAAAAGGCGTTCGTGGGCAACTACACCTTTATCCACAAGGTCACAAAGTGGGATTTGACCTTCACTGAGGTGCAGACCAACTTCGGCTCGTTCATGTTTATCCTCGACGAGGTGTTTGACCTCCACGGACGCGCTGGTGACGGCCTTATCCTTGATGCGGAATACCTCGAAAGGTTCACATTCGAGCCATTCCACGCCAACACCCTCGACCTTGACGCGCAAGGCACAAGGGACAGCAAGGCACGTGTGCTCCGTGAAATCTCCGCCATGGTTCTCAAATCACCAAAGAACCACATGAGGATTGTGGCGACCGCATAAGCGAACGACTACTTATACCTACAATAGAAGGGTGAGCGTGGTAGAAAACAGCCTCGCCACCCTTTTTCTAATTACTAACAACACGACACGAGATGAAAAGGTTTTTATCAAAGAAAGAGTTTTACATACCTCTGAAAGTGAATAGCGTTTGGCGCACCGCCCACTTTGTTGAAGTCAACAACGGATTCGCATACAACAGCACCGACGATGAGGAGAGCGAGCAGATAATGAGCCACCCATACTTCACGGAAGGCATGATCCGCTTGGACGAGAGCGAGCAGCCGCAGCCGAGGCGAATTGCCGAAACCCCCGAAGGTCAGAGGTACTACGACAAGCGCGACGCGATGGACAGGAACATGGAAATCATCGAGGGTGTAGGCTCTTGCTCTAACGCGAGGTCGTACCTTCGTGAGCGTTTCCCCGACGACAATGTGCTGTTGCGCAGCAAGCGAGACATTGTGGAGTACGCGCAATCAAAGAACATTTATTTCAGCGAGTTATGAACTACGACAAGGCAAGAATACTGCAAGATGTGCGCACCGTCATAGACCAAAACCAGACGGAGAGCGGAATTGGCGGTGTGGTGACCGATGCTGACACTCTTGAACTTGACGACATCATATCCAAGTACATCACCACGGCGGCAAGGCACATACTGCTCAACTGCCAACTCCGAATGGTGTCGAACGACGGTGTGAAGGACTTGCCGAAGACACAGAATATAGATGCCTCCATAGAGGGTGAGACAGCAAACCCCGGTGGAGTTGTTGACACCCCGATAGAGACAAACATAAAGATAACGGCCGACAGCCTGAACAAGGCGGTTATGACACTCCCCGACGACTACCTAAGACTTGTGATAGCCGAAATGGAGGGTTGGGACTGCCCTGTAAGGGTGCCGACCGAGGACACGGGGGTGGCGAAGATGGTTTGCAGTAGCCGTTTCCGTGGGGTGCGACCGAACAACCACAGGCCGTGCGTGATAGAGGGGCAGCAGGGCGGAAAGCCCGCCTTGTTCCTTTATGGCGCAGACGAGGGGAAAGGCATCACACAGGCGCAGTATCTCCCCGTTCCTAAGTTCAACAGCGAGGACAAAATCAACCTGCCCGAAATGCTTTACGACGCAATCATATACCAGACGGCGGCAATGGCATTGCAGACACTCGGCTCGCAACTGTGGGCAACGCTGGCGCAGATGGCGGAGCGGTTGTCGGGTATAGAGGAAATCCGCGAACTCCAGCAGAGGGCTAAAGAGAAAGGCGTATGAAAACGATTACGGTAAAATTCGATGACGTGTTCACCGACGTGTGCAGAAGTTCCGAGTATATCGGCGCGAAGTTTGGCGTGTACGACAAGGTGAGGGTGATCGAGTACGACAACGAGCAGATGATGCAGTGGTTCGCCGATGCCATGGCGAATGTGGGCGTTATCCTTGACAGGCTGCTCGCAAGGAAGATAACCACCTCGTTCATAACAGGCGAGGCGGCGATGACGCTGAATGTACAGAACAACAACATGGAGCAAATCAAGGACTGCATCACAAGGCTCGCGACGGCGCACATGCTTGCGCTTTGGCTTGAAATCACCGCCCCCGAACTCGTGCAGACAGCGAAACTGGAGGAACAGCAACTATCACAACAACTCATGAGGCTCGCCTATTACAGGGAGATGCCTCACTAAAAAACAATACACACTATGGTTTTAATTATTTTAATACTATCCATTACAACCATTGTTGCGACACTGGTGTTTTACTACCTGTCGTACAAAGAGAATATGAGATTAAGGACGATACTCGCGTAATCAGGAATAATGCTTATTAAACTTGAGCGCAAGGTCGAGTTTTACAAGCGAGAGTGTGGCTAACTTGAGTTAGAGTTGAACAATCTAAAACAAAATGAAAATGAGAAGAATTAACTACAAGAGCGACATACCGCCTTTGCTGTTGTCGCTGAAGGTGGACGAGAAGCAGATAACGGTGCCTGACTGTGACTTCATTGTGCGCTTCTATATTGACGGCTACGAGGGCAGGCACTATGACTGCTCGCATATCGGAGGCGCATGGAGCAACTGCGAGCCTTCGGAGGACGGCACAAAACTCGTGTGTTACATCAACAACCAGCGGCTCGGCATTGGCGAACTGTGTGCCGAGTTCCACTATATGAGCCCAGACAAGCGGTACAGTGACGGCTCACAGAAAAGCGTGGTGATTATAGACAGCACCGAACTCGGTGTGGAACTTGTGGAGGACAACGGTGATGCCGTGACCGAAGTAGCCATTGATGTGACACTTCCGTTTATCTACCGAACGGCATACGAGATTGCAAGAGACCACGGCTACACTGGCACGGAAGAGGATTTCTACAGCGCGCTTGCAAGTGTTGTGGGTATTGCCGACGCCGAAAAGAAGCGTGTGACAGCCGAGATTACACGAAACGCAAACGAGCAGGAGCGTATAGAAAATGAGGAAAACAGGCTCAATGCGGAGAGTGGCCGTGTGAACGCCGAGGCTCAAAGGGTGAGAAACGAGGCTATACGCGGCGATGCCGAGAGTACTCGTGTTGAGCAGGAGGAGGACAGGAAGGCAAAGTTCGAGGAAATCACCGAGTTTATCGCCACCGTGAGAGCCAACGAGGGAAACCGCGAGAGCAACGAGCGGGAGAGGCAGACAAACGAGGACACAAGGATAACCGAGGAAGCCAAGCGTGTTGAAGCAGAAAAGAAGCGTGCCGCCGAGTTCGAGCAGCAGAAACTTGATTTAACCGAAAAGGTAGACCGCCATGGTGACGAGATGGACGGCGACCTGACTTTCACCGACAACACAGGCGTTTCGTTCAGTACTTCTGACGGCGGCGCACACACCATGTTCAACGACACTGACGATGTCGCGAAGTTCACCGCAGACAATGGGGACACATTTGAGTTCGCACAGGACGAAACGCCGAACAAGAACTCATCAGCGATTGTTGTCAGCGCGAACCTCTACAATGCGCTCGATATGACGCTTGAATCAATGGGCAGCGCGCTTGACGGTGATGCCGCGTATCGTGCCGAGGCTGGCGATAAAATCTTCAATCCCGACACCTGCAAGATACAAAGATACAACTCGACCGTTGGCGGCTTCGAGGACTTGTGCGACCCGATAGAGGGCAAGTTGTACGCCAACAAAATGACTGGTTACATCTACCGATGGGACACGAAAACAAAGAAGATGGTCTTTGTCGGAGGTGTCAAGGCATACACGAAAGACGAGGCAGACAGCCGTTTCGCCAAACTCGACGATGCGACACAGAGAGTGAAAGTGAAGGAGTTGAACGCCTACAACTCCATAAACACAAATTCAATGTGGATAGGTGACGAGGGACTGCTTTTGGGTGGCGACGGCAATGGTCACTTGACGGTCGAGCAGGACGAGGTGATTACCGATGTTACGCTTAACGAGAAACTTGCCACCAAGGCGGATGATGTTGCCTACATGGTTGACTTTAACAACCCAAACAACATTGAGAAAACAGGCACAGTGAAGGAGGCAACACAATCGCTTGTTGTAGCGGCTGGCTTTCTTTTGATCGGTGACGAACAAGTGAAGGAAGAACTCAACTCTAAAATTGACAAAGAACTGCATGTGGTGCTGGCGTCAATGGGGGCTACACTCGACAATGTGGACGGAGGTGACGGACCCACTGTCGATGCGGAACTCAAAATCGGCGATTTCTTCTTTGATGAGGGTAAAAAAATTATTATCTACAAAAAGTCAGAAACGGAAACAATCTACCTCGGAGAGCCGAACGACAAAAAAATCTACGCAAACGCCATGACTAAACGCCTGTATATATGGAAAGGCGGCATGTGGCGGCAATGCGGAACTGACGCGTACACGAAGGCGGAAAGCGACAGCAGGTATTACGAGAAGCAGGCAACGGACACAATGCTTGACGAAAAGGTTAACAAAACCGATATTGTTCAATCTACAGGCACCAGTGAAACGGCGGTAATGAGTCAAAAGGCGGTGAGTGATTTGATTGGGAATGTTGAACAACTATTAAAGAATATCTGATATGAGCATAAGCAGTGAAATAGAGCGTCTGCAAAAGGCAAAAAAGGACATTGGCGATGCCATTGTGCGTAAAGGCGGAAGCGTGAGCGGAACTATTGACACCTACGCAAAGTCGGTTATGGCGTTGGGCGACTATACTTTTAAACAAGTATGCGATGTTGTTAACAAAAGCGATGCAAAGAATGTTGACCTCACAATGATTGACGTGAGTAATGTTACGAGTTTTCTTAATGCTTTCGCCAACAATAAAACTATAGAAAATGTAAATGTAAGCAATTGGAATACATCGAAAGTGACGAGTATGCGTTCAGTATTCTATCTGTGTGATAATTTGAAGTCATTGTCGTGTGAAAATTGGCGGTTGGATGAGTGCGCGAGTATGTTTGCTATGTTTGACAGTTGTGCCGCTTTGAAAAATTTTGACCCGTCGAGATGGAATACATCGAAAGTGACAAATATGGAATGGGTATTCGTACGTTGTGCATCACTGACCACGCTTGATTTATCCAAGTGGGATACATCACAAGTTACTGTTATGAATAATTTGTTCAGTAGTTGCACCTCGCTGACCTCGCTGGATATAAGCGGATGGAATACGTCAAAAGTGAATAGCATGAGATATATTCTATACAACTGCCATTCGCTTGAAACTTTAAAATGCGAAAACTTAATACTCCCTGACATTGAACTTGGAAATTTAGGATTGGAGTATTCCACAAAACTCACTGTTGGTAGTATTGTTGGACTATTGAACGCACTACCACAAAGTGACAAAGGTTATTCGTTTCAAATCGGTAGCGACAACATCGCCAAGTTAAGCGATGAACAAAAGGCGATTGCAACAAATAAGGGTTGGACTTTAATATAATAGTGTTATGGAGCATATACAGGAGAAATTAAACAGCGACTACAAGTTTCGCACATTGACTGCTGATGATGGGTATATCATTGCAAATGTGTTGCATGGGTTTGACGCGGACAACTACGTCGGCACAAAAACTATGGTGATACCTGCCGAGCGTGAAGTAAGTGGACTTGTCGCTATCACCGAGCAACAGCACAATGAGTACATGAAAGTGATAGAGGAAAAGATGGAAGCAGAAATGCGACTAAAAAGAGAGGAGGTGGGTGATGTTCAAGAATAGTGATGCCGTGCAGGGCGGATAAGGATAAGGAAAGGGTGTTAATTTTTAAAATTTTGAAATATGAACCAAGATAGATTTTTACAGATGGTATTTTCCGCAATTAGTGCAGTGGCGACGGCACTATCTCCAACGTTGCCGTATATTTTGCTTTGCACGGCAATAGTGCTGATGGATTGCATAACTGCTTGGCGACTGGGTAGGCGTGTGAGAAAAACTCACCCACACAAGACGACCAAGAACACGCCCAAGTTCAACAGCAAAGACTTTGGTGATGTTATTCAGACATTGATGGTGGTGTATGCTATACTGATTTTCGCTTTCTTCCTTAATATGTATGTTACCGACTCGCTTCCTTTCAACGCTCTAAAGGTTTCCGCTGGTCTTATAATCGGCTGGGAGATTTGGAGTTGCTTGGAAAACGAGAGCAGTTGCAATGGGAAAAAGTGGGCTATAATACTTCAACAGATAATGGTGGATAAAACAGAACGACACTTCGACATAAATTTATCCGCACTTAAAAAGGAAAAATAATCATTAACAATATAAGGTCGGTCGGCAATTCATTTAATAGTAACTTTTTAAAAATGATTGGGGTTATTTTAGTTAGTTGTGTTCAGTTCCGACCGACCTTTTTAATTTTAAAACGATATGATATACAAAGTAGGAAGCCGAGGCAACGAGGTGGTGAAAATTCAGAAAGCCGTTGGGGTAGGTGCTGATGGCTTGTATGGAGCAAGAACAAAGGAAGCCGTGGCTGTGTGGCAGAGGGCGCACGGATTGACGGCAGACGGCATCGTTGGTCACAAGACTTGGGTGGCGATGTTCGGTGAGGGTATGCCGAGCAAGGTGGTTGCTGATGGTGTGGTTTATCTTCCGCTAAACAAGCATATCAAGATGCTACCTAACCGAGAAATTAAATTCCTCGCAATACATTTCACGGCTGGCAGCACCTCAAAGGCTGGCAGTGCAAGGAATGTGCGTAATGTTTTCTTGAGCCGTGAAGCGAGTGCCGACTTTGCCGTTGATGATGCGGAAATGGTACAATTCAATCCCGATATTAACAATTACTACTGCTGGGCTGTCGGCGACAAGTTATCAGCAGGAAGCGGTGGCGGTAGGCTGTACGGTAAGGCGAGGAACAGCAACACAATCAGTATTGAGATTTGCTCCAACTGCACACCACGCACTAATGTGGCACTCAACCACAGCAATCACGATGGCTGGAGTTTTACCGATAAAGAACTTGACAATGCTGTAAGGTTGGCTAAAATTCTAATGAAGAAATATAACATTCCTATTGATAGGGTTGTTCGCCACTACGACATAACTGGAAAACTTTGCCCAGGCGTTATGGGTTGGAATGATGCTCACGAAGTGTACGACAAAACAACTGGAAAGCGCATTGTCGGGGCGAAAAACAACTCACGAGAATGGGAGAAATTCAAATCACGGCTAATTTAATTTTAAGCGAGTTTAAGCGATGAAAAAAGGTAGTTACATACAAAAAATGGCGTTACAGCATATTGTTGGCGTGATTTTTATGGCTAAAAACTTTAAGCGATAAAAAGGTAGTTACATATAAAATGCGCCCACCTTTTTAATGGCGAGCGCAAAAAAACTTAAAATTCTTTAATCATTTTTCTATGAAAATAAACAATTTATGCAAATATACAAAAAAATCAGATATGGACGATAAAGAATATACGAAATATGAGGGTTGCACATCGGCAGTTGCTGTGATACTTGCGCTTGTTGTTTTGGCTCTTGTGCTATGCTCATGCAAGACAAGATATATCACCCAAACTGAATACAAGGAAGTGCCTGTGGTGATGCACGACACGGTGGCACAAAACATTTGGCGCATTGACACAACAATCGTCAAGGATAGTGTGTATTTCGCTGTCAAGGGCGATACTGTATTCAAGGAGAGGTACAACACCATGTGGCATATAAAAGTCTCTCACGACACGATTAACAAAGTAGTGGAAAAGCCTGTGGAAGTCGTTCGCAATTCGGTCAAGACTGAAACAAAAGAGGTGAACCGCCTATACTGGTGGCAGAAGTGTTTGATAGTTATCGGCGGTGGAGCATTAGCGGTTATTGCTGGTTTAGCATTTGGGGTGCTTGTTTGTGTGTTGGCGTGGCGGAGATACAAATGATGTGTACCCGATTTGGCGATTTTGGGTACACATTATGGGTGATATGTACCCGAAATCAAGGAAATGGGTACATATAATATATATAAGATATGAAACGATTGATATTTCTAATTAAATGGCTGCCGTGCGCACTGGTAGTGTTAATGGTGTTGCATTGCCTATTGTTGCTGTGCGGAATATACTCCAACTTCCTTGCGCATAATGGCGTGTCACCGCTGTTGTATGTTGTGATGCTTGTACTATCATATAAGTTGGACTTCTGCTGTTTTCACCGCCTTGCCCTACATTACGACCTTGCCGTGTGGTGCTTCTGTTGGCTGCGTGATTACGGCATACTTGATGATTTCCTCACGCCATTGCGTGTTGTGATATTATCTATAGGAATTGTTATTATCAGTGTTACACTAACAAGTAAATATTATGGCAAGCGGTGTGGAGGAAATGATGGCTGTGCTTGACGAGATAAAAAGCGAGGTAATGGATAATCCTTGCAATATGGGCGATGTGGCGATGCGTGCCATGGCATCGGCTCTACGGACGCTATACCGAAGCAAAGTGCCGAAGCGATACAGCAGAGAAATGGCGGCGAGGGAACTTGGCGTAAGTGTACGGCAGTTGTCAAGGCTTGTGGCTAAAAGTGGTATCACGCCACACCGTGACGGTTTTAAAAACGTGTACTACACCGAGGAAGATATAAATACGCTGAAATCTTTTTCATAATTTAGTATTTTGGGTTAAAAGTTAATTAATAAGTTGAGCAGTCGGCTTGGGAAGGTCGGCTGTTTTTTTGTCCCTAATTCGGGACAGCAAATCTGCATAACTCTCTGATAATCACTCGTGCTTACATTTGTTGTGTCACTTGTTAGGGCGTACATTTTTGTTGGTGTAAATTCGTGGAAAAGTTGCAACTTGAACCTATTGTTTAATCAATTAAAAACTTACAAAAATGAGCGAATCTAAGACTTTTATTTTACCTGATGGGCAAGGTGGCGGTGGCATGATGCCATTGCTCGCATCGCTTTGTCAGCAACGTGGAATTGACCCAAATGTGCTTTTGGCTGCAAAGAACAACAACGGCTTCGGTGGTGAGGGCGGCTGGTTTATGTGGGTGATTTTCCTTTTCTTCCTTATGGGTTGGGGTGGTAACGGCTTCGGCTTCGGCAACCAAAACGGAAATCTGCCTAACTTAATCAACAACGATACTGGTCGAGAATTATTGATGAGTGCAATCCAAGGCAACGGAAACGCTATCGGTCAGTTGGCTACCACACTGAACTGCGACATCAACCAAGTTAATTCGGCATTACAAGCACTCGCAACACAACTCCAAGGCGTGGGCAATCAAGTCGGAATGAGTGGTATGCAGGTTATCAACGCTATTCAAAGCGGAAACGCACAACTTGCAAGCCAGTTGGCACAATGTTGCTGCGACAACAAGATGGCGATTTGCCAGCAGACCAACACCCTGCAAAGCACAATCAATGGTGTTGGAAATGCTATGGAACGAGGGTTCAGTGACAACGCTTTCAGAATGCAGACACTCGCTTGCGACCTCAAGACCAACGCAAACGACAACACAAGGGCTATCCTCGGCAAACTCGACCAAATCGAGGACAGCCGAAAAGACAGGGAAATCGCTTCACTTACAGCGCAACTCACGGCTTCACAATCTCGTGCAGAGCGTCAGTTGAGGGCTATCGGCTGCAATGACACGGAAAGGGTTTGCCGTGGAATAGGCGAGCCTAACAGCGGAGTAACCTACACAAACACAGCCAACCGAGCAAGCGTTGTTGTGGTAGGCTTAACCACAAGTGCCGATGAGTTCGCAAACACCTATGACCATGAAAAAGGGCATTTGGTTCGGCACATTTCACAACACTTGGGGTTAGAGCCATACGGAGAGCAAGAGCAGTATATCGCTGGATATGTCAGCCAGCAGATGTTCAGCGTTGCGAAATCTTTCTTGTGCGAGCATTGCAGGAAAGATAATAATGCGCTGGCTAATTTCATTCGGGTGTTTCTTTGAACACGAAATCCATAACCGCCTTATTGGCTTCATCGGTCAACCTCCAGTCCTTTTTAATGTATATGTCTGTTATGGCAGTCTTTTCATCGACGTGGTTCAACGCCTGATGGACTATATACTTATCTATCTTAACATCGTTTACGGCTATCGTAGCCCAAGAGTGCCGGGCCGCGTAGAACTGCAAGCGGTCTATTCCGAGGATTTTCCCTATCTGCTTCAATCCCTTGTTGACAGCAGCGGTCATTGTGCCAACGCTGGAGTATTGGCGGTGGAAATTGAAAACATAATCAGACTTATCATCGCTATACTTCTTGAACAACGGTATCGCCACATCAGGTATCGCCACTTCCATTCTCGCATGGTCGGAGCGGCGAGTTCGTGTTTTCGCTCGCTCGTATATTATCTTTCCGTCATGAATCTCCTTACAGTTGAACAAATCAACCAAATTAATCCCAATCAGACAAAACGAGAGGATAAAGACATCCTTTGCGAAATTAAACCTGTTGTGTATGTTTCTTATCTCATCTTGATACGGCAGATTAGCGATTACCCTAATCTGCTCGACTGTCAACGCCCTTTTCTCTGGCGTGTTGTCTTTTGGCGGCGTTACGGACAAAAATGGGTTTCTTGGTATTCTGATTAAATTATTATCCTCATCGTTGTACTTCTCCATCGCCAACTTGTAAACCACTTGCAACTGCTGCTTGTACGAAGTCGGGGCTCTCCTTCCTCGCTTCCTGTTGCCGAGTTGCGGTTGGGCGAGAATCCAGCCAAACCAGTCCAGCAGAATTTTTTTTGTAATTGAGTTAATGTCGAAGTGGTCGCTTCTTACAAACCTCGCAAACGAGTTGATGGCGCACCTCCTCAATTTAGCCGTGCTTATTCTGCCGTCCTTTTCCAGCAGATCCGCATTTTCCCTTGTGTATGAAATGAAGTCCAAGGCGAAGTTCTCGCTGTTGGTATCGGACAGGAAATCGGCAAGCTGCCGTGCGTTCATTCTTAAAGCGAGTTGGGCGTTCCTCTGATACTTTTCGAACAGTGATGCTATATATGTATCTAATGTGTGTTTAAGACTGCCTTTCAGTTCCCCGTTTTTTCTTGTGTCTGATTCGCTTGCGTACCACTCGTTTTTAATGCTTGCCTCCTGACCTTGGTGGTTAAGGCGAATAACAACTTTATACTTTCCGTCCTTTCGTTTAAGGCTCTTTTTTACAATTGCTTTTATTGTTGCCAT